TTATTTGTGATCTTTGTTCCCAAGTAAGTCTTTTAGATGTTTGTATAAGTTTGTCATTAGATTCAGCTGTTTTCTTTAAACTGGCAGTAGTTCCTTGCACTCCTTGCTTTAGCTTATCCATTGATGCGGCTGTAGCGTCAGCAGGTTGCTTTGCACGAGTTCCACCTGTCCTAGCACCAGTTCGTGCAGACATTTTGGCAATCTCGTCCGTTAATTTATTAATCGCTTGTAATAATTCTTCTTCCATTTATTAATTTGGACCTTTGATTCGTTATAACCCGGTATAAGTATATTTACACATATTAGGCTTCTATAAGCCTATTTACCTTATAGGATTAACTACATGGATAATAAAAACCCACTTTCCGGACAAACTGCCAACCCTTTATCGGATTATTTCAGACAGCCCGGTACATACATATCTCTTCCTTCAAATGGAAGATATTACAAGGAAGCACCTAAGTTAACAGATAGCAATGAACTTGCTATCTATCCAATGACTGCAAAAGACGAACTACGTCTTAAAAACCCTGACGCTTTATTTAACGGCGAGGCTATGCGAAGTGTAATCAAAAGTTCTTGCCCAGACATTGTTAATGTTGATGAAATTCCGTCAGCAGATGTTGATATGATCTTAGTTGCTATTAAGATGGCAAGTTACGGAGATGACATGCCAATGGATATTAGTCACGGCTGTAACGAAGCAGACGGCAAGTCTCAGAGAATAAATGTAAGTTTAGGACAGATAATTGGTACATTAAAGCCAATTCCAGATAAATTAGGCATCGTTAAACTATCAAATAACTTACAAATACATTTAAGACCTTATAACTTAAAGGATCAGTCACGTTTATTAAAAATGCAATTTGATTCTATGCGTTCTTTACAAGCAAGTGAGCAACGTGAAGAAGCAGTTGAAAGACAAACAGAAATTGCAAACACTGGCTTTGCACAATTAGTTGACCTAAGCCAAGACTTATTAATTGGTGCTATTCTTAAAGTTGTTATTCCAGGAGATGATGCTGACAATGAAATTACAGATAGAAAGCATATTGGTGATTGGTTAATGAATTTAGATAGAGGTTCCGTAGATAGACTTGAAGAAGAACTTAAAGCATTTCAAGAATATGGAATTATTAGAGAAATAACTGCTGAATGTGATTATTGTAAAGAACAATATAAAACAGATATGCTATTTGATCCAACAAGTTTTTTTTCCGCAGGCTCTTGAGTCTAGGAACTGATTCAAATAAGATTAACAAGTATATCGAAAGTTTTGAAACTGACGCAAGAGCCCTAACCCAAGACATATGTAATTTAAGTGTATGGTCAAATAACCCAATAAACGTACTTTGGGATATGCCTTATACTGACAGAGCCGTCTTATCAGAAGTCGTTAAAGAGAAGATTGACACGATGTATGGTAAGAAAGGCATAGCTAACAGAGTAGGTTAGTCGTAATACTCCATTAACAATGTTAAGTATCAGTAATAGAACGAATACTTCGTTCTTGAATATCGTTTCGCTTCGCTTAACTCATTCACATTTAAACTTCGAAAGATAATTAATGGTATTGTTATGATACTGTAATTTTTTTTATATACATGAATAATAATTATAGCTTGAGCTGGATGAGTATCCACACTTAGCCCCGTTTGGGGGCTAAGGTAAATGGTTTGTCTTGACCCAGACTCGTACCACACTTTGGTTAAAGAAACATATTATGTTAGGGCGGTTACGCTGTACCCTTTTACTCTCGACTGTAATAACGCAAACAATAGAACCGAACCAAACCAATTCTAATGTTATGTAGGTTGTAATAGTTCACCAGAGCCTACTCATTTTAGCAATAATATACATACACCAGTCCAGTTTCATGCTGTTTGAACTACGTCCTGTCAAGGATAGTGGTGATATGTCTCTGCTACTGCTCAGAATTTCCGTCCTCTGTGATCCTCAATTGATCCAGATTTTATGGGTGCAATATAAACGGCTTGCACTAACCTATCAGTAGATAGCTTGCCAATGTGTTTAAGAGATGGTCTCTGTGAGCTGTGAGTATGTTTTTACTTGTTCTATGTTTAATTCCCAAAAGGAATCGTATTCTGTAATGAGCCAATTTTTGTAGTTTATAGATCTTGTTGTTTTAAACTTAAACTTGTCCTCGTATGCAATGTAACGACCTTTTCTATTAAACTTCATACAAAGAAGTCCTAAGTCATTATCATCCATGCAGTCTATAGTTTGATTTATCCATTCATCTAATATCAGTACGTCCGTATTTTGGAGTAATTGATGGAAAGGAAAGTCTGCATAAAATTTGCACTCAAATACTAGCAAAGGAAAACTAGGACCTGGAATGATATCTCCTTTGAAGCCTCTAATTTGTTCTTCACTTAGATAGCTTCTACGGACATTATTCATTCCACCAACGAACGCTCCTGAGTTTGGAACTCGAACAAAACTTTCGTTGTAAATTTCTGAGAGATGTGTCGCAACCTCCCTCTCAAAACTTGATCCTTTAGTCTTACTTTTACTAGGCATCTAAAGGGCGTTTTTTTCTTCTGTAATTTCTTTACGTCTTTCTTTTACAGCGACAGCAATAGCTTGAAGAGCTTTACGAGCTCTAGTTGCACTTGCCTTAACACCTTTTTCTACAAACTTTCTATTTTCAGCAATATAGGTATCCATATTTTCCATTAGTGACAAATGATGTGCTGAATCTCTTGGATCTTTATCTGACATGTTATTCTCCTTATAAAATAATTTCTGTCGAGTTATCAAGCATAGTAAAACCGTTTTGCTTGACAACCATTAGTACGTTGTTTACACGACCAGCGAGTTCGTCTCGGTGGCTGATTAAAAAGACATTACGGTTCATTTCACGGCCCATTTTCTTTAAGACACCCATTGATAACTCAATACCAACTTGGTCCATGCCTGAGTCTACTAATTCATCGATAAACAATAAATTCATAGGCTCTGTAAAACTCTCGTATACATCTCTAAAACTCCAACTTAGAGCTAGGATTAGCCTGTTGCGTTCTCCTCTACTTAGGTTGTCAAAATCAAATGTTTGACCTAACTGAGTAATGTCGACCTCTAAGTCGCTTTTAAATTCCACTTCATGTGGTAATTGTAACTTATCTAAGTAATAACCTAGTCTGTGGTTCAAATATGCTAAATTCTGCTCTATAATACGTTTACGGACAAATGAGTCCTTATTAGTAAGCAATTTAAGCAAAAATTCCTGATGTTCTTGCAGTCTTGTAAACTTATTCATGTTATCCCATGAAATTTCTGCAAGGGCAGTAGTTTCAAGAGCTTCTATTTGCTCCTGGTAAGGATCTGCCTCTCCTTCCTTAGACACCAATGTACTTTTTAAATTATCTAAGTTACTTTGATGTTTAATTGCTTCTTCGATGTTAGGATACTTTGTAACTGGTCTAGTACCCATATCTCCAATTTCTCTAACTGAAAGGTCTGCTTGTGCAAGTAATCCATGTTCATCTTTTAATGCATCTTTAATCTGGACCACTAATTTATTTGCATCGTCAAGCAAAGTTTTCTGTTTATCATCATGTATATCTTGTCCACATGTATGACACTTATTTTCTTGCAAAGATAGTAGATTTGATTCAGAAACTTTAAAAGATTCTTTCAACTTATTAATATTACTCTGTCGTAATCCTAATTCATTATTTGCTAACTTTAGGCGATTATCGTTTTCTTTAAAAACTTCTAAATCTCTATGAGCTTGTATCTCTGCATCAATATCTGTGGATTCTAGTTCAGTGATACCTGCTAGGATATTAGTAAGGTCCTCATCTTTTTTCTTGGTCCAAGTCCTACTACGTCTTTTCAAATCGTCAATAGTTTGCTTTACCCTAGAATTACTTTCTTCTAATGCACGATGCCTTGATTCTTCATCTTTAACTAAATCTTTAGTATTACGAATATTTTCCTTGAGTATGTCTGCTTTTTCACTGAGCTGGGTAATTCCTAATAGTTCTTCAATAATTTCTCTTTGATCGTTAGCTCGTAATGCTAAGAAAGGTTGTGTATAAGTGTTCAATGCAACAAGGTGTTTGAACATTTCTTTGCCCATACCAATGAGCCTGTCTATTTCTTTTTGTGTGACCCTATTTTCACCCTGGCCCTCATCTGTTGCTTCGCCGAGCTTGTTATCGTTAATATAAAAATGTAATACATTAGGACTGCGGCCACGTTCAATTTTAAACTTTTCACCGTTCTTTTCAAACTCTAATGTAACAAGCATATTCTTGCCATTAGTTTTGTTAATTAAATTGTGTTTACGGATTGTAGTTAATGCATCACCATATAGTGCAAACGATAATGCATTAACAATAGTTGTCTTACCAACACCATTTCTAGCACCATCACCACCTAAATCTAAGTTGTTGCCTAAGACAAGTGTAAGTCCGTCAGCATTTAAATTTAATGCTTGTGTAACATTTCCTACACTCATAAAGTTTTTAATAGTTATATTTTTAAAAACAATCATTTATTCAATCCTTGATAAATTTCAACTAATAAACGTTTATCTATCTGGGCAGAATCAATAGACTGAATCTGATTTAAAACAATAGCATCAACACTTTCAAACTTAATTTCTCCACCTTCCCATTCTTTAGAATGTTCTTCTTTAGCATTTGGGATAAGAGACAATTCACGCATTCCGTACTCATCATACCACTTTTCTTTGATATAAGAAGCTTCTTCAAAACTAATGTCTACATCAATGGTAACACGAGCAAATGTTGTATGATCAAACAAATGTTCGTGGTTATCAATAGCATGTGTCAGTGACATAGTTTTAAATTTAGGAGCATCAGGCCAGGTCCTAAATTCATAATCTTCACCATGAGGTAGTATCATCATACCTCTTTCGTCATCGCCTGCATCAGCAAAGTTATGAGGAAATGCATTGCCCATATAAACAATGTTACCTCTACGTTGACGTTTATGGAAGTGACCACTAAACACTAGTTCCTGATTAGGAAAGTGTCCTTCATTTAGTCCTCCATGGTCCGGCATCTCTACCATTGCATTCATCTTAAAGCGAGGCAACTCAAAGTGACCAAATATATAACGAGACTCAATATTTCTCATATCTGTCCACTCATCACCTACTAGCCAAGGAACAATAGTCATGTCACCTATTGTAGTAATATCGTTAATAATTTGCAAATTAGGCAAATAATCACCAAAAGGTAGAGAGTTAATCTCACGTTTTTCTCTATAAGCTAAATCATGGTTTCCCATAATAGCATATACTTTTTCAAAGTTTTGGCTTAAATATTCTAAATTTGTTGTAGTATAGTTAAGAGTACTAACATTAATATTACTACGGCTATTGTGCCAATCACCAAGAAAAATGCAAGTTTCACATCCTTCGTTATGTGCTTGTTCAACAAACCACTTAATAAAATTAGTACAGTCATCATTGTGGGCTCTACTGTTATTCCGTAACCCAAAGTGAATATCTGTAAAGCATGCCGCTTTTTTAAAAGGTTGAATCATAATTTATTATAACACGTTATTTGATAGTTGTAAAGACTTTTCTAACATATCTTTAACAAAAAGTTTTTCTTTCTTAAGCACCTTAAGTTTATCTCCTGTTGCTTCCTCAACAAGAACTTTAAGGGCTTCGTGTTTAATTTTGAGGTAGTGTGGGCTGTTACTCATCTTCATTTTTTCTCTCCAAATACTGTTGTAACTCTGGGCTTTTCCAGTCCTTTGGCTTTAGAATCTTACCATCACTTCTTTTATTAACCTTGCCTGTAATGTCATCAATTTTAGCAAAGTTTGTCCACATTACTTCTTTCCATGCTCCTTCACCATCAGCACCCATAGAATGGATTGCACCAATAGTAACAACAAGAATATCAATTAATGCGTCTAGTTGTTCCTGTTTATCGCTAGCCTTAATTGCGTCAACAAGTTCTCGAGTTTCTTCTTCTATCAGCTTTAGATACAGTTGGTATTGAGGAATGTTCTCCCCATAAACAGTTTGATCGCAAGCTGTCATAAAACGTTCTTGATCTTCAAATGGATTCGTCATCTTGGTGGTCTCCTTACTTTAGTCTTGTGGCGGATTGTTATGCCCAATCATTTCTGATAAAGGCTCTTCCTCTTTTACAATTTCTTTTTTCTCTTCTTGTTTCAAAGCAAGTTGTCTTTCAACTTCTGCTTTAACTTTTTCTATATGCTCAGATTGTCTAGTCCAACTAGGCATTTGACCTGCTTCTTGTAGTAAGTCGTCTCTGATATCTCTTTGACGCTTTTCAACATTTAATACACGAGTAAAACTATTTGTAACTGAAGCAGTATAGTATGCAAACGGATTTTGACTTTTAGTTTCATCAAACTGTAAAGCAATTTGGGCCAACTGAATTAGTGCTTGACCTCGCATTTCGTCAATATAACTATATCCACGCCAGTTACTTCTTAAACTATAACGTTCGCATAACTTTAAAAACATTGCTCCTAATTGATTAGTAATCTTTCCATGATCGATACTAAAGTTTCCAGTTTCTAAATCACCTTTCCAATGACTACGAACTACTTCTTTCCACTCGCCTTCCTTTTTAACAAAATGTTTAAAGGGAGGAAAGTTAACTTTGGCCCTATAATCTGCAGGTGTCTTAGGATTAGTTTTACGTCCTGGCTCTTCTGGAATATGATCCCAAGTAACAAGCCTAACTACTATTTCTTCTTGTGGAATAGTTTTAGTATCTACAAGAAATTGGTCCAACTTAGGTTTCTTGCTGGGCCTTTTTCCTTCTTCTTCCCAAACTTTCAATGCTTCTTTATGTGCAATTTCACCAAACCTTTTGGCTCTGGCAATTCGTGCAATATTAAGAGCACCATCTGGAAATGCTTTAGTTTTACGATTATGAAAGTGTGCAAGGTCATGTAAGATAACATCATAATCTCCATAAGCCTTTAGGTCCTCTTTCCAACAAAACTTCAATTTGCTCTTATGTATCTGAGCAAGTAGGTCCTTATTCTTCAAGTAAACGTTTTTTAAATTTGTTGTCATATTATATCCCATTTCCTTATTTTAATTAGTATAGCAGACTTTAAAGCTAATGTCAACTGGTTATGTACCCACTTTATTAAAACGGTAAATATAGTTGGAGATATTATAACATGAAAATTAGCGATTTGCAAGCTCGAGTAATTGCCATCTATGCCGGAAGGTTTCATCCGTTCCATCATGGGCATGCTTCTGCATATAAAGAATTGTCAACTAAGTTTGGCATTAACAATACTTATATAGCGTCTAGCGGTAAAGTAGAGCCGGAAAAGAGCCCATTTAGCTTTAGTGAAAAGAAATTAATGATGCAAGCATCTGGTGTTAATCCTGGTAATGTTATTGAAGAACGATCACCTTACAACCCAACAGCACTTCCAAACGCACTTGGTCTTGATCCTAATACTGATGTAATGGTTTTTGGTGTAGGTTCAAAGGATATGGCAGAAGATCCTAGATTTCAGTTTACACCATTAAAAAGTGGTCAAGCATCTTATTTTCAGAAGTATACAGGTGGTAACATGAAACCTTATACTAATGACAAAGGTGAAGGAACAGAACGTCCAGGACATGGGTACATTTACCCAGTAAAGGATTATAAATTTACTGTTGCAGGTAAGACAGCAGGAAGTGCATCAGAGATTAGAAATATGTTTGCAGGTGCAAGTAGCGAAGAACAAGAACAAATTATAAAAGATTTATACCCAAACGCCGACGATGGTACAATACAAAAGATACTTGCTATTTTTAGCAGGAGATTAGGATAATATGGCACAAGTAGCAGACAAGGTAAGAGTTTCCTTTAAAGCATTGACTCCAGAAGTAGTAGAGGCAAAGCCTGGTGCCTTCAATACAAATACCATAGAATGGGAGTATACACCTCGAGTAACTCAAGGAATTGAAGTTAATTATAATACTATTGACTTGCAACATACAAACTATCAGCCAAGTGCATTTGGTAGTAGAAAAGTTCCAACTATATCAATTACTGGACCGTTTGTTAGTAGAGATGAAGAAGAAGGTCGTAAAACATTAAATGCAATTCACTTGCTAAGAACAGCAACAATGATGTTCTATGGTAGAAGAGAAGACAAAAAAGTAAGAGGAACTCCTCCTCCAATTGGTAGATTAAATGCTTATGGTTTATACAACGATACGCCTGTAGTAGTGCAATCGTTTAACTATGACTATCCGCAAGATGTTGATTACATTACAGTAGGCATGGCAGATGGATTTCAAACTGTCCCTGTATTATTTGATATTAGTGTAACATTGCTTGTTCAACTTACACCGCTTGAGGTAGTTAAAGATTTTAAACTAGAAGATTTTGCATCAGGTAAGTTATTACAAAAAGGATACATCTAATGGCAACAGGAAAGGCACATTACGGAACTACAGAAATTAAAGATTTCTTCTTAGACATTTATAAACCTAAGACTGTTAATGATTTAGTTGCAACAGGAACAGAAACAAAACAACATATAGTAACACCAGCCCAAGCACATAGGCCAGACAAACTAAGTTTTGATTTATATGGAAACAGTAAATATTGGTGGACTATTGCAATGCTTAATAGGAATGCACTTACAGATCCTATTAGAGATTTAAAGGCTGGGTTAGTACTCGAAGTCCTCACCAGCACATCTGGAGTTTAATATGGCTAATGATATCAAGTCACCACCGCCAAAAATTGCAAGCGAAGTTGGCGATAACGCCTTACTACAATACCGAAGTGTCACTTACAATATAATACTTACAATGATGCCAGGAGAGCTTCTGACTATGAAAGAAGCTGAAAGAGAGTGGGATCATAAAGCAGGTATTACGTTAATAGATACAGCACAAGTTGGTTCAGTTGTTACAGAGTCACTTGAAATTACAACAGCAAATCCTGGACACCCAGGAGAGTTTTATATGTCAGCAATCGATCATACTTTTAAATTAGTAGCAAACGAACCTATTGGAGGAAAGTTTCCAGAGATGATTGCTAGAGCAGGTCGAGCATTTAACTATCAAAATACAGCAGAAGCACTTTATCTTTTAGAGATAAACTTTAAAGGATATGTAGGTGAAACTGACTATCCAGTAGTTTGTTTAGATGCCAATGAGAACGAAATGATCTACAAATGGTTTGTTACATTAACTGACTTAGAAATGAAATTAGATCTTAGAGGCTCAACATACAATATGCAATTAGTTACAAACTTAGGAGCGTCAAGTAATACAGAACACCTGCAAATAGAAAAAGGTGTACAGGTTAGTAAAGACAATGACGCAAGTGGACAAAACAATATCAGAGGTTTGGTTAATAGATTAGAAAAAGGATTAAACGAGTATCAAAAAGAACTAGTTGAAAAGAATACACAACAGAAAGCAGACACTTATAAATTTTTTGTTTGCCCAACACTACTAGGTTTAAAGTTTGACTTTGCTTCATCTAAGATTCCAACAAAAGAAGAAGGATTCTTCAGTAGTTTATTTACAGATGGTAATATTGCACTAGCACCAGGCGAAACAGTACAAGGCTTTGTACATCAAATGTTTGGTACATCTCCTGAGCTTGTAAACTTTTTAGTTAACGATGCTTGGCCAAAAGGAAAAGTTGATCCAAAGAAAGGCTCTATTAAAAAATTAAACAAAACATTAATGATTGTTACTGGAGTTACTACACAATCTGGAGATTCATATGATGAGAAACGTAAGAAAAAGGCAGTAGATGTACAAATATTCATTGGTGCTAGGCCTAATCCTAAACCTATTATTTCTCCTATAGAGTTATTAGATACAGCATCTATTGATACAGTATCAGCTAGACTTGATGATTATATTGAAAACGGCATAATAAGAAAAGCATATAAATGGATTTATACAGGTGAAAATACTGAAATACTTAGTGTAGACTTAAAGTTTAATAATCTTTGGAGAGTTCCTTTACCAATTATAAGTGACCAAGCAATGACGTATGCTCAACAGCAATCGCAAACAAAACCAGATGCTAGTACTAAAATTACTAGTGCAGGAGTGGCTAGTCCAGGAAATAATAAATTTAGATTTGCTGAAACTATGTCAGAGGAAGATGTTAATAAAGAGCAACAAGATAGCAGTAATAGATACCAGCCTAGGTTTACTCCTGTTAATACACAAGGTAAAGAAAAAGTAACACAATCAGATAGTAAGAAGCCAGAATTTGCATCAAAGTATATTTTTAAACAATTACATGCTGGTGCTAGTACAGGAAGTGGTGATTTACAAACAATAGAACTAGATGTACTAGGCGATCCTTATTGGTTACATCAGATACCTGCAGGAGCAAAAGGCCCTGGACCAGTATCAGATAATGTTGAATTTTATATAAAAAACTTAGGAAACTATAAAGAGTCAATAAAACAATACTTAGAAGAAACAGCAGGGCATAATGTAGACAATACAATATATTTAGAAGTACAAGTACCTAGCAATGATAGAAACGACCAAGACTTAATGGATATAGATGGCGATGATTCAATAACAGGAGTATACAGAATTTTCTCTGTAGTACATACGTTTGCAGGTGGAAAGTTTACATCAAAGTTAAATGGAACTAAGGATCAGCTTCTAGGACAGAAAGCAAAAGAAGCAATGCAAAAGAAGAAAGCAAGCAATGAAATATTTGCTTCATTTACAAAAGTAGCAAAAGGTAATCAAGCAAAGACACAAAATAAGAAGCAAGGAGCAAAATCATAATGGCAAATCCTTTTAGTGACGGTGACAATTTAACAGGAGTGTACTTAGGTAAAGTTAAAGACAATACTGATCCTTATGGCATGGGTGTTTTGCAAGTCTACATAAAAGAGTTCTTAGGTGATGAGGATAAACCTCAGTCATGGAGAAAAGTCAAGTACTGTCCTCCGTTTGCAGGATCATCAAATCACCAAGCAGAAAAACCATCAAAGAGTGCTACAGCTTTTGAAGAAACAGATAGAGCTTATGGTATATGGCATGTTCCGCCAGATTTAAATGTTTGGGTAATATGTTCTTTTATTAACGGAGATAAAAACTTAGGAGTATGGTGGGCTTGTATGCCACATGATGACAAGACACATGCATTACCAGGTGTAGCATCAGGATCCACACACGAAGGATTAGTTAAACCTATTGGTGATAGAAATAGATTTAATACAGCAGATAAAAATATTATGCGTAGGCCAGAACACCCTACTAGTTTTAGATTAAGCGAGCAAGGCATAGACAAAGATTTACGAAGAGGACAATCTAACGCAGGACCATTTAGAGATAACAAAACACATCCTGGTTTAGTGTATGGGATATTAAGTCCAAATCAACATAGCTTTATGTTAGATGACGGAGAGGAAGGATTAGATGGACAAATACGTCTTCGTACTTCTTCAGGACATCAAATACAAATGCATGAAGAAGGTGGCTATATTAATATTATTAATGCAACAGGTACTGCTTGGATTGAGATGGACGAGGAAGGTAATATTGATTTATACTCAAAGAAAGATATCTCTTTACATGCTGAAGAAAATATTAACATGCATGCCGGTAAGAATATAAATGTAGAAGCAGTAAAGGACATTAATGTTAAGTCTAAAGAACATACTAGATTTGAAACAGGAGAGAGTTATAATGTAACAGCCGCCAAAGGTTTGTTTGAAACGTCTGCTACTAATATGGACGTTAATGTTGCGGCAACATATAAAGAAACTGCTACAAGAATTGATATGAACGGGCCTGTAGCAGGAAAAGCATCAAAGCCTGAAGTACATAATCATATTGTTAATGAACTAGTAGGAGAAAGTGTTTCTGCTAGAGTGCCAGAACACGAGCCGTGGGCAGGACATGGAAAGTTTGAGGGAGGGGAAGAAATATCTCTACCAGTTGGAACATTAAGTCCTGAATCTCCAACAGCAGTTCTTGCCAGTATACCAGGTAATCCAACAGTAGCACCAGCACCAGAAAGTTATGAAACATTAGAACCTGTAGAAAATGCAGAAGGTGAATTAGTATCACAACAAACAGGAATTTTAGTTTCTGCTGATGCTGTTTCGTGTATGCCTGCTTTAAGTATAAAAGGTGCAGTAATGAGTGACAAAGCATTTGATATGATGAAAAGTAGAGAAGCATATAGAGGAATAATGTATGCAGACTTTCAAGGTTATAGCATTGGGTATGGAACTAGGATAGATATTTGGGGACCGCAAAATCCAGCAAGTAAACTAGACGGAAGTATAAAACAAGCATTAGTCAATGGACCTAGTGAAGCAGAAGCAAGAATTGCAAGTAGACAAATTATTGATAGACATATAACACCTCCTCTAAGACAGAGAATTATTAAACGTATTGGAAATGATACTGTTTGTATTACGCAAACAATGTTTGATGCGTTATGCATGGCTTCATTTGGAAATCCAAGTAAGGCTTACAGAATGGCAGATGCATTAGTTGATAGCGGAAAAGCAAGCGGCGATGGTAGACCACAACATAAAGACATTGCTACTATATGGGCAAACTCGCATTATACTCCAAACGGTTCTCAACGTAACGCAGAAGCAAAGTATGCAATGACCGGAGAAGTACAAGGTGCTAAGAAGTCTGCAAGCGAATTAATGACAGAGGGAGTTAATGCTGATACAAAGAGCTTTATGAAACAAAGATTGCGTCAGCCACAAAACGATCAGTGGAAAACTGAACTAGGAAATGGACCACAAACAGGTAAAAGATTACAGTCAAAATATCTTCCTCCTAATAAACTGCAACGAGCACAATTTGAAAGAAGTTTCTTTTTAAATATAGGAAAGATTCCTCCGGGATCTTCTGTAACGCAGGTTGCATCTCTACAAAATAAACACGGAAATCCACATACAGATGAAAACAATCCACCAAATGCACCTACAACAGCATAGGAGTAATAACCCAGTATAATAAGCTGGCTAAATATAGTTATGACTACATTGACAACAAAATACAAAGGATACAGTACGATAGGCACTAGTTTTTCAAAACCAGTGTTAACAGATTTTGACTTAGCTAAACGAGATTTATTAAATCAGTTTGGTACAAAATTAGGTGAACGTATTATGTTACCGTCACATGGTAGTATTATATGGGAATTACTTTTTGATCCTTTAGACGATAACACAAGAGCATTAATTAGAAATGATGTTGTCAGGATTATTTCCGAAGACCCTAGATGGGAATTTGTAGAAGTAAATACACTAGATAGCGAACATTCAGTTACTGTTGATGTAACACTAATATACCGTCCAGAAAATGAAGTAACAACACTTCCTCTGGAATTTGACAAGGGAGAATTTTAATGAGCCAGACAAAGCGTCTTAGTCAATTAAACGCCGCAGAGAGTTGGCTTAATAATTATAGAAATTTAGTTAACGCAGATTTCAAAGCATATGACTTTGAGTCATTGCGTGAAGCATTACTAAACCACATACAAGTAAACTACGGAGAAGACTTTAATGACTTTATTAACAGTAGTGAGTATGTTGCACTTGTTGATTTAATTTCTTTTTTAGGACAAAATTTAGCATTTAGATCAGATTTAAATTTAAGAGAAACTTTCTTAGAAACTGCTGAAGTAAGAGAAAACGTATTATCTATTGCTAGACAAATTGGTTATAAGCCTCATAGAAATAAAACAGCAGAAGGCTTTTTAAGAATTAATAGTATTGCATCCTCACAAGAAATTTACGACAGTAGAGGAGTAAACTTAGCAGGCGAGAGCATTGTATGGGCTGACCCTTTAAATAGCGACTTCCAAGAACAATATAATTTAATATTAAATGAAGCATTTAATAAAAGCAATCCTGTTGGAAGACCAATAAGCACATTTCAATCAGGTGCGTTAACAAGAGAAATTTATGAATTTGATGAAACAGAAGACTCTAATTTAATAGAGAATGTTTCCTTAACTAGTAGGTCAGGTGAGGCATATGTATTTGATATTATCCCTGTAGAACTACTAAATGGAGCATTACTTGAAAGAGCACCTACTCCGCAAAATACAAAGAGTCTCATGTTTAATAACGATGGTACAGGCTTTGCAGGAGATTCAAATGGTTGGTTCTTTAACTGTAAGCAAGGAGAATTATTATTCCAAGATGTTACTATTAATAATGTAGTTGAAAACAGAGTAATTGATATTAATGTAGATAATATCAATGATAGTGATATATGGGTACAAACTGTTGATGATACTGGAACTCCGTTAACAAGTTGGGAGCAAGTACAAAGTGCTGTAGGAAGTAACATTGCATTTAACGACATTGATAAAGAGTCAAGAAACATATTTGAAGTAATTACAAGAACAAACGACCAAGTATCAATTAAATTTGGTAACGGATCATTTGGTAATATACCAACTGGTAAAATTAGAATTTGGTTTAGAGTTAGTGCTAACGAGGACTTTTTAATACAAAAGAACGATACATCAGAAATAAACTTAAATTTAGTTTATGTAGACTCTTTAGGTAAAACACAAGAACTAATCTGTAACATTAGTCCTAAAAATAACTTAGCAGGTATTGAAAGCGAGTCACTTGAAGAAATTAGAAATAATGCAAGTAGAACCGCTTCTAGTCAAAACAGAATGATTACTGCTGATGATTATAATAACTATCCGCAAGGAAAAGTATCAGGCATTTCAAGAATAAAATCAGTAAACAGAATTCACACAGGACAAAGTTTATATGCAGATTTGGCTGATCCAACTGCAACATACAGACCTGTAATTAGTTTAGCAGATGATGCATTTATATACACAAACGAATCAACTATAGATAGTAAGATATCTGATTCAGTAGGAACAAATAAACTTTATAAATGGCTTTTAGACGGCATGCAATATCGTCCATTGCATCAATTATACTATCGTAGATTTTTACCAATTACACCTACAGTACCAGTTAAGTGGGTAACAGTAGATACAACAATTGGATCAAGTCATGGATACTTTACAAATGATGTTGCTCCTAGAAGAATTGGCAGAAGTGCAGTTGAAACAGATATAAGAACTTTAAAGAAAAACTCTTTAGTCAAGTTAGCAGATTTAGGATACTATAAAGTACAAGATGTGTTTAGAGATGGATTTGGCTTAACATCGCCAGACGGAATAAACACAGGTAGACGTGCAAACGGAGAAGGTGCAATTTTCATAAAAGGTATCTCAGCTAACCAAGATGTAGTAAACTGGATGCCAAATTTAAGAGTAGTGTTTACAGATGGAGAGAAACGTAACATACTTGATGAGTTCAAAGCACAAAGAAACTTTGGACTAAAGTATGATAATGTTAATGATGTATGGAAGATTGTAAATGCTGATGAAATAATTACTACTGGAATCTATGATGGCTCTGTTAACGGATCAAGTTGGTTACTACGTTTAACACATGCTAACGAAGGTAATAAGTGGACATTAACTACAAGACGTGATATTGTAGTACTTGGAAGCGAACAGCAAATAGTATTTCATAATCAGAAGTTTGGACAGTCATTAGATGCTGTAACTAGACGTGTTATTAAAGATACTGTACAAATACTTTCAAACAGTGGTGCTAATAATCCAGGTGTTACTAAAAAAGCAGAACTTGAAGTATCAGAATATTTTACACTAGATGATGGTAGGTATGATCCTAAACGTGTTATAGTTCAACTTCCTGGTATTAGTGATGATTTAATTCCAACAAATCCAAATTTGTTTAATTTAATTTTTACACTTAGTGGAGTAACACAAACAATAGAATTAATGGAAAAAGAATTTGATGACGCACAAGGACAGTTTACTCTTTCACCAAGAGCGGATGATGATGTAACAAGTCCATCCATTAATGTTACTGGACGTAAGAGTTTAACAATACAACATAATCATGTTCCTTTAAGAGAGAATAGAGTAGATGCAACAACTACTAATATTATTGACATGTTTATTTTAACAGACGAATATGATTCAAATTTTAGAAACTGGTTAGAAACAGGAACAGAATTTGATGACAAGCCAATTCCTGTAACATCATCTGAACTAGAAGACTTTATGTCTAGTATTGCTCCTTTTAAAAGTGTAAGTGATACTATTGTATTCCACCCAATAAAATATAAAGTTATATTTGGAGAGAATTCAAATATTAGAGACCAAGTAACAATACGAGTTACAAAGAGTGATGGAACAAAAGTAAGTAATGCAGAAGTTAGAAGTAGAGTTATTAGATCTATTAACCAATACTTTTCTGTAGATAACTGGGAATTTGGAGAAACGTTTTATTTTACAGACATGGCATCCTGGATACATCAACAACTATCTGGTGTAGTTTCAAGTGTTGCTTTAGTACCTGTGCAAGCAGATATGGCTGTTAGTGATATTTTTCAAATCAAATGCGAAGAGAACGAACTATTCATTAGTAGTGCAACGGCTGATAATATCGAGATTATTACAACAGATCAAGTTCCGCTACCAAAAAGGATTTAATATAAATGGCAAACCCTAAAAAGTTTAATGGCAAAGTTATTGGAGACAATACATATCCAAAGCAAAAAGAAGTAGGAAAAGTAGAACCTCTTGCAGTAAATTTATTACCTAGTATATTTAAAACTGATATTACTAAGAAAATATTTACAGCAACAATCGAAGATATGTTCCAACCTAATGTTATAGAAAATGTAAACTATAATATTGGAAGACCTACATCAGGAATTGCTAGTGCTATCCAAGATGTTAACGACTTTTTACCAACAGCAGATAATAAGAAAAGACAATTAGAAGAAGGTATTGTAGTCAGAAGAAACGATAACAAGACTTATACATTAACATCAGATAACATTGCATTATCACAAGGCTTTGTAGATAAGCATGATGATGAACCTGCTGTTCCAGTAAGTGTTAACGATCTTCCAATTAATCCAGATAAGTTTATTAACTGGAGTAACTATATGTGGATACGTCCTCAAACACCAATTCTACATCTTACAGGTTCTATAGTTTCAGATACAAGTGCTCCTATTAATATTAATTCTGATATTATTGGAAAACAAACTTATACAACTCCAATACAAGCAAACGGCAAAGTACTGCAATTTAAAAACGGCATGAGAGTTTCGTTTAAGAAAGATGTTACTGGTAGAGAAAGCGTCAATGGAACAATTACAGAAACACATATTGCAAATGATACAGGACAAGTAGACTTTAATAATGAAGTAGACGGCGACTTTGGTTACAATAAATCAGCAAGTGTTGAAGTCTATGTAGACGGAGTTTTACAAGTAGTGGGTACTAATTTTGACTTTGTGTCAGAATCTATTATATGGAGAACAGGATTTGTTCCTGCAATCGGTACGTCAATAACACTTGTACTAAACGATTACTATGTAAATTCAGAAACAACACTTAGGTCTGCAGAAGTTAATACACAACGAATTTTCCAAGTTGCTGGTGTTGGAACTCCAGCAGGTATTAGATTCTTACCAGCTACGCAACAAGATAGAAGAACAGTTTATAGTACAGAGCTAACTTCGTTATGGGACCAGACAAATTTATCATGGGACGAAATATCTTGGGAAGGTGATATACTAGGAATAAACGAAAAACATTATGTTACACAAGCAATTGGTGCTGAAAATAGAAGTGCGTTTTCTAGAGCAAATGTATGGACACATAAAGATACAATTAATGAAATTTGTAACTTTTTAAATATTAGACAAAGTGATATTACTGATAGAAAAGACGTTGCTCTAAGACCTATTATTGAATTTGAGAATACACTAGAAGCATTTAATCATGGAACTACATTTAAAGGACGTATTACTTGTGTAGTCGAAGACGAAGCCGGGGCAACTCAACAGCCTAATGATTATATTGGAACTCCTATTTTAAGAATTATGGTAGACTTCTTTCTTGGTACTGCTGACCAAACACAAAACGAAGCAATTTATCAAGCATTACTTAACGGTGACGAGACTGCTATTGAAAACTTTTTAACAGACACATTTTCAACAAACCAATTAGCAAGAACTGCAATTAGTGATCTTAATTTAATAGCGACAAGATTTAGAGGAGGAAACAGAATACGAGCTATCCAAACTTTATGGTTAAGGTCTGGAACGTATATGAATAATATTCTTATCTTCCGAGCAGATGCACAAGGTATTTGTACTCATTTTATAATTGATAAACTAAGAGACGGCCAGTCTATGTACATTAAAGCAGGTTTGAAAGCATATCTAGAATACAAAGTTAAAAATGGAGCAGTCATTCCAGCACAGACAAGGTTAAGTAAAACCCATGTTCCATTATGGAGATTGTATGATAGAGATCAAGTAGCACTTGACTTATGGAAAGAAACATATAATGAAGTTCCAACTAGACAGAATTCAACTATTATTGAATTTACAGACGGCACTGGATCAGTAGATAAAGAGAGTGGATTTAGAATTAAGTTTGATAAAGCAAACTTTTCAACAGAGTTAACAAATAATGCTGTTAACAAAACTGCTGATATATTGTTTAATTATACTTTGCAAGATACTACAAAGTTTTTAGATTCAAGTGACAGAGATGCTGATGTTCCAGGACCAATAAACTTTAGAAGAATGAATGACGCAATTACAAACTTACCTACAGATGTAAACAGTGGATTAAGCACAGGTTTACTAAGAGCTTGGTATAGATTAAAAAGTTGGGCAAGTGTTAGAATACAGGCAACGCAGATGCCAACAACAGGATTAACGTTTACAGAAACATCTTGGCCAGTCTATGATTGGACAGTAGTAAGACATAAATCTGGTGTACTTGTACAACATAATGACAACTATCAAACAGTTGTACATAATATGTTAGTAGGTGCAACAGACGAACCATTAGTAATTAATACTACAACATTAACAGACATAATTATTAAAGACCACAATAATGTTACAGTAGCAACAGCGACAACAGTTGATGGATTTATAAAACTTGATCTAGCATTAAGCGAAGGCTGTTATAAGTGTACATTTGGTCCAAATTACTATGGTACTACATTAATGGTAATTGATGTTAAAAACGATCCAAGGTCTCCTGAAGTAAAAGTTGATGGTATACCATATAACTGGAATCATACTACTATTAGAGATGTAGCAAATTTTGTAACAGAGTTTAATATTTCATTAACAGATGTAAGTAACTCTTCAACTATTGAAATTAAACACCAAGGTGAATTTTTAAACAAGGCTGGTTTAGAACTTGAACATTGTACTGCAATTCCAGGACTTGCATATAATCCAACACAAAATATTTCGTTTGTAAACGGATTTACACCAGCAATGCTAGACTCTGCTTTAACAAAGAATATAAAAGCAAACACAAGGGATGGTAGTAATTGGGACAATGGTTTTCAAATTCCATCACTAAACGGATCTTATACTGCTGATATTTCAGCAATAAGAGGCATGTGGGCTACGCAAAGACTTAATCCAAGTTTAGGTGAGGCTGTTATTAATAGGAGCATGAATTCTTGGAGATGGCATAGAAGATTTATAAAGTTAGTAGAAACTTATAACAACACATATGATGTAACAACTTCAAATTCTAGAGAAATATTAGACTTATTGCTAGACCAACTAAACATTGAGGTTAATAGGAACTCGCCAGATTCAGAAAGTGGAATGGTGTTTTCTACTACTAACATGCTTAAAGTAGATTATACTATAGCAGGGGCAAGTGAAACAACATTCGCAATTAACGTTGGAAGTAGTACTTTAGCATTAGACGAATATGATCCAGATCATGTTTATGTTTATATTGATAACATATTACAAATAACTGGTTATACTGTTACAAGTCCTAACGTTGTATTTGACACACCAGTTGATGTTGCAAGTATTGTAAGTATTTACTATAGAGGTTTATCAACTCCATTGTTAAGTGGAATGCCTGCTAGTCCGACTAAACTAGGATTAAAAGCACTAACTAAGCCAGAACTTATTAGAGAACGTTGGGGAGACTTTGATCGTTTCTTAATTATAAGACATGACGGAAGTAAGGTAATGGCACACCAGGATAACATTTATTCAGCTCCTGATGCTAGAGATTACTTAATACTAGAATTAGAAAGAAGAATTTATGTTAGTTGTACACCTCTTTCAGATGAAGCAACAAGAGAAAACGCAGGGTTATATGCAAGTCCTACTGTAACTCCATTACGTTCGTTAGCAGAAGTTAGATGGTTTCAATCTAACGATATTGACTTTAGAGATCGTACACAAGATTTTGATTTTACGGATCCTTGGACATGGAATTATAGCGGAGAGAGCTGGAGAGGAATGTATGTTAGATTATTTGGAACATATCAGCCAGACAGTCGACCTTGGGAAATATTAAAATTTACTAATAAACCAACTTGGTGGGATTCACATTACCAATGGGGTGATGCAACTCAGCGTATTGCATTAGAGCAAGCGTTAACAACAGGACTTATAAGTGAGCCTGGTACTCCTTTAGTATATGACATGTCAGTTAAAAGAGATTACCCAAATGGATTTCCAGTTACTAACTCTGCAAGATTAATAAGCCCAAAAGAATGGTTAGGAATAACTGTAACAGAAGATGCCGCAGGCGCTCCTTGGGAGATTGGCAGTTACGGTGTATGGGAAGATTTATGGGCTAGAAGTTCTGCAGGAGCATACCATCAAATTTTAGATAAGATAGGCAACAAGGAAACTGTAAACGAAGCAATAGAAAAAGGAATTAATCCTTATATTGTTAGTAACAAAAATAATTCAACAGAAGCACTAGGAACATATAGTATTTTTCCAGATGTACCTTTTGTACAGTTAAGGCCTACTGTTGGTATTGGAGCATTATTGTTTGAAAACAATAAAGAGTTAAACTTTCCTGGTTCAGAAGTAATCAACGAAATTGAAAGCCTCGGAGTTGTATTAATGTTTGGTATGGGCGGATATAGTAATCAAGAAGCTAAATTTAAAATGCCACATGCAAAGTTTGCTGATGGAACATTTGTACCTGAAGAAGATTTTAACTTAACATTAGACGAAGGTGTTGCAACTAACGAATTACGATATAGTGCAGTAAGACTAGAAAGAGAAGATGCTGGATTTAGAGTATATGGCTTTGATCCAGAAGAGAGATACTTTAATATAGTATTACCTATAAAAGAAGGACCTACAGGAAGTGCAAGTGGAACGTATCAACGTAAAGTAACAACAGATACAGATACATTTACTTTCTTTAAACAGCATGTACAAGATGTAACAAAAGTTTCTTATGGACATAAATTTGAAACTAAACAAGAACTATATGAATTCTTTATTGGATTACAAGAATTACAGGTAAGAAACGGATTAGTATTTGATAGTTTAAACTCAAGAGGAACTGTTGGTAACTGGGAGCAAGTGGCATTAGATGCAATGACATGGATTGGGGAGAACTGGGGAACAGATACTTTCTGGTTAGGTGGTCCTATTGACTCTTCAGGATTCTTATATGAACATCAGCAAGGGCATCTTGATAAACTAGACAACGATTTAACTAGACGAGGAAAGATTGTATTCTCAGACGGAAAGTTAGCACAACCAAGTGATTTGTTAATATCAAGAAACTACAACGATAAACAAGACCTTGTTGAGATTACTTCTCAAAAGCAAGTTACGTTTATTGACTTTTCAATAAGAAGTTATGATCATGTATTTTTCTTTAATAACTCTACTAGATTTGGAGATGTAATTAACAATAGCCAACTACAGTTTAGACTTCCAAGCATGAAATTAATTGCTAGAAGAACTAGAGGTTGGGACGGTAAGCCATTTGCACAAGGAGTTGTAGTAACAAACACAGGACTACTTCCAGGATTTGAAAGTTTAACAGATGATGTTATTAAGTCAAGAGAATCAGAGAAAAGTCAATTTAATACATTCCTAAGTGATGTTAGTAAAGGAGATATTATTCCAGATAAGAAATCAATTATTGAAGAAATAATTGCAGATGAGTCTGTTGAATTTGCATTTAAGCAAGGATTAATATCTGCTTCAGGAACAAACTTAGCCATTGAAGCATTGTTTAGGAACTCTGCAATCGATATTCCAGGAGTATTACAAGACTTAGAAATTAACGAACAATGGATGTTTACAGATGGAGAATTTGGTAAACTAGGAAATAGAAAAGTTTGGGAAATAGAAATTAGGGCAGAGGACGTAACAAGTACTAGACAAGTTATACGTTTTAAAGAAGGCAAAAATGATGTTGACCTTAAAAGCGATAATATAATTGATATACTAAAGAATGATAGCAGATGGGTAACAAGAAGTAATGATGTTAACTTTCCAGTAATACCACGTTCAACTTTAACAGCAGATTATGTAGCAAAGAATAATTGGCTACCTAGTGCTGGTGTAGGAAACCTAATTGAAACAAACGTACAAAAGAGAAGTGTTAATGAACTGTTTGGTTCAGACATTAGTGTTTTTAATGATGATAACTTTGAACGTTTAAATGAATTAAGATCCTTTAGTAAGTTTAATTTATATAAGGAACAAGATAGAGTATGGAATAATGCTATATTATATCAGGCCTTAGTACCAATTACAGGCGGACCAACTACAGCATTTAACTCAGCACAATGGACTGTAGTTACAGAAGATGCTATAACAAATCCACCTAGTGTATGGTTAAGTGATTTTGACTTTAAAGATTTTACATCAACAGAAACAGGTGAAACTGAAGTTAGCTGGAATATTTTAAAAGGTACTGTACCGACACTAATAAGTGAAATATGTCCTAATGCAGATCCTCAGTTTGCAGAAAGCAAAGTTACATTTGCCAATGCACATGGCTTGGCTGTAGATGATATGCTATTAATACTTGGAACTAACGAAGATCCAATTAGAACTTTTCACATAGTTACAAAAGTAATTGATTCTTATAATATTTTAATTCCTACTAGAGTTTCAACAAAAATTGAAAACTTAGTAGCAATAATAATGATGAACACTAAAGGTAAAACTACAGCAGACTTACCAACTGACTTTACAAACATTGCTGTTGGAACTAAGTTTTACTTAGAGCCAGATAGTACTGCTCAAGGTGAATATACAGTATATGAGTTTAACGGAACTGCTTGGGAAATAAATCAAGAAGCAACAACACTAACAGGTGACATGGTAAACTCAAAAGCAATAGATAGTATTACATTGTTAGACGGAACTACTGGAAACAAACTTACTAATATTGAACTGTTTGATCCTTATAAAGGATTTACTATTGACGAAGTAACACAATACTTAGATTATAGACAAGGTGCAGATCCAGCAGTCTATAATATAGATGAGTTTGGTAATCCAGAACTAGATGCAACAACATATTGGGAAACAATACAAGTTGGCAAACTATGGTGGGATACCAGCAAGTTACGTTATGCAGAGTACGAGCAAAGAGACAACATTGAATACAGAGCAAACTATTGGGGAGAACAATTTGCAGATAGTGAAGTAGAAATATACGAATGGTCTTCGTCAGATGAAGAGCCGTCAGTTGATACACACCCTAATGCTAGAGTAGATATGTCAAGTGGTGATCCTGTTATTAGATATACGCAAAACGAAGAATACACTCGTAATGGTGCGTTAGTAACAAAGTATTATTTTTGGACTAAGAATCCAAGTGATACTCCAAGCAATGTAACAAGACCTTATTCAGCACTTGCAATACAATCTTCACTAAACAGTCCAGATGTTGCAGGTATAACTTGGGCAAGTCCAATTGCAACTAGTGCCTTAGTAGTTTCAAATCTTAACAGTTTCTTATCAACAAGAAAAAGTGTAATACTAAGAATTGTTGAAAGAGATGATGGATTGCAACAACACGTTAATAGTTTACTAGTAAGTGAAGGTAAGTCAGGAAGTGTTATTCCAGAATACCTATTCCGTAGGCTTAAAACAAGCATAGCAGGCAGAGACAATTATAGAAGAACAAATGCATTAAAAATATGGGCACCTAATACAGTTTATAACGAAGGTGACTATATTATAAACTTTGATTATTCATCTGAAGTTAGCATATCTACTAATTATAATGAAAGAGATATTCCTATTATTGGTTTTTTAAACGATACAAGAGAAATAGTCGAAGCAGTATTTAGACCTAAGTATGCAATAGATGGTAACGGAGATTTAGCTGATGTTAACGGAACTGTATTGGCAACATCAACAGATCCTAAACTAGAACAAAAGAAAAAACTACATAGACCAATGTTAGTAACACGTTCAGGTGGATTTACTTCTACTACTGATTACGTTGCAGATGTAACAAGTGATTGGAACATGATAGTTAGTGGAGCTACTGCATTACAGAGAGATGGCGGACTTACTGGGGGTTATCAAGCAGTAATTCCTGCAAGAAGACGAGTTCCAGATACTAAATTACATCCACTTCGTAGATACGGAAATCAGTATACTCCTTTACCACAAACTTGGTATAAGAATGTAAGAGAAGCAAGACGTAACTTAGTTTACTCAGCAAACAAGTATCTGTTACAAGTAAATTCTGTAAACAAGGCAACGTTTGATGCACACTTGTTAACATACCAGCCTTTATTTGGACCTTATATAAAAGACTTAACTCCTTATTGGGAGTATGTTGATTACTTTGCATCAGGATATATTGAAGGTAGTGAACAAATGTTTGTAAGTGACTTGTCAGAAATAACAACAATAACAGATGATATTACTGTATTTGGATTACTAGATGCTAACGGCGAACTAGATCGTTCATTTAATAAAGATGGATTAGACATTGAACTAGTATATCAACGTAATGGAACAATACAATTTTTAGATAGTGTATGGGACGGAACATTAGGTGATGCATGGGACACGGCTCGTTGGGACAAGTATCCATGGGACGAAGATGGTAGTGAAGTTTTAGAAAGTATTATGACTGCATTAAGACAAGATTTACTAGTAGGCAGTGATGTTGGATTCTTTAACGTATTCTTTTTTGATATGGTTAAGGAGTCATTAAACCAGATTCCAAGTTCAAACTGGGCAATTAAAACAACATACTTAGATATATCTAAAACATCAGGATCTGATTTAAGAACTATTTCATTATTTTATGATAGGCTTTCAGAACAAGTTGAAACATATGTTAAGGAAGTAAAACCTTTCCATACTAAGATTGCAAACTTTAATAATAAAATATCAACCACACAAACAATTAACGTTGGTATAGAAGAAACGTTATCAATGTCAATAGAAACATCTGAGTTCCAACTTAGTGTAGATGTTGATGAAACTAATTTTGCAATACTTACTGACGAAGATGGAAATACAATTAATTTCTTAAATCCAGATAAATCTACTGTAACATTAACTGATGCTAATCCAGATGGAGAAGTTGGATTTGTTCCGAGTTGATTGATATAACGGGTTATAACAAAAGGGCTAAATATTAATAATGACACATATACAAGATATTAACGCAGGAATCGAAGGTTTTGTTGAGATTATTGATCTCGATACAAAACAAGTACTCCGCAAAGGTAAAAACTCTGTACATAAAGAAAACATGAGTCAAACACTTGCAGAAGTAATGAGCTCTGGTAATAGTATTGTTAGCGAAATACACTTTGGTGATGGAGCAACATCTACTAATGCAGGAACTATTACATATAAATCTGCTAATATTCTTGGAGAAAATGCAGGACTATATCATCCTTTATACTACAGATTAGTAGATGCTTTAGATTTTGGTAACATATTACCAACAGATAATAAAGTAGAAACTAGTCATATTAAAGGATCACAATTTACAGATTTAATTGTTACTACAACACTTGATTATGCTGATCCAGATGTTAATTCGCAGACTGGTGGTTATATTACTAACTTAACAGATGCAACATATGATGCAGGATTAGCAAGTAACGGAGAGATAATTTTTGATGAAATTGGCTTGAAAAGCAAAGGTATAACTGGCTTAGATAGTGGAAGATTATTAACGCATTACAGGTTTCATCCGGTTACGAAAACCGCAGAACAAAGAATACAAATTATTTACACACTAAGAATAAGAGCCTAGTTGTACTAAATAATAGGTAAGGGATAATAAACTATGGCATATGAAGTAAACAAAACAGATGGTACAATTCTCCTAAATATCCAAGAGGGTGAAATCGATACAACCTACGGTTTAAATCTTTTAGGAAAAAACTATTTAGGATACGGCGAATTAATTGCTGAAAATTTTGTTAAACTATTAGAAAACTTTAATAGTAATGACGAACCAACAAATCCTATTGTTGGGCAAATTTGGTATAAGAATACTGATGTAATTGGCGAACCAAAACAGATCAACGTCTACCAAGGCGGTGGTGTGTGGAAGCCAGTAGGACATTTATTTGTAGGTTCTGAACCTTCTTTAGTTAAACGTGCTAAAGGCGATATGTGGTTTGATACTGCAAATCAAGGTGTGTTTATGTGGGACGGAGCCTCATTTATTCAACTTAATAATATATTTGGCGTACCTGGATTAGAAACAGGTGTTGTTATAAATGAAACAATTAAAGATAGCAACTATAATGCCGCAACTCCAAACTTGTATATACACAAAGCAATCAAACTTAAAGTTAACGGAATACTTGTAGCGATTGTTAGTAGTGATGCAGATTATACTCCTCATGCAAGTGAAAACTTACAATCATTTTGTGGTGCAAGTGCAAATGGTGCAGATGCTAATTTAGGAACTGGCGATTACAACCAAACAGGTGTAATTGGTAAAGGTTTAAACTTAAATTCAAGTAGTGATTTTAAATTACGTGGTGTTGCTATTGAAGCAGAATTTGCTGACGTTGCTGAAATTTATGTAGGCGATGCAACATACGAGCCAGGTACACTAGTAGCACTTGGTGGAGTTAACGAAGTAACTAGTACAATGTTTGATGGCGATCCAGGAATATTTGGTGTTGTCTCAACAAGACCTGCTTACTTGTTAAACGCAAGACGTAAAAGAGAACTGCATGCGTTACCTATCGCAGTAGCAGGACGTATTCCAACTAAAGTAACAGGACCTATTGCAAAAGGTGATAGACTAGTAGCAAGTGATACACCAGGCGTTGCAAGAAAAGCAACCAAGGAAGATCCTCTTTTTAGTATTATTGGTCGTAGTTTAGAAGACTTTAACGGCAAAGATATTGGATTGATTGAGGCCACAGTAGGAGTTAGATAATATGGCTGGCCATCCAAGAAACGCAAAAGGCAATAAAGTTGAGAAAGATTATTTTAATACTCTTTCAGCTGAAACAAATGAACTGTTTGCAGACACACATGCAAATGAAGGACCATCTGAAACAGATGACACCGCAGTTCAAGATAGTATCCGATGGGGCTGGGGAGGAACAGCAATATCTACAGTAGCAAGAGGCGACAAAGTTACTTCTACACATGCAAACGAATTAGTTAACAGAATTAATATTAGTACACTTAGAACTGATGCTACAGACAATGAGCTTGTAGTAACATCACGTGGTGGGAAAATAACAGCAGACTTCTTTAATACTGCACATAATTACCTCGAACTTGCTAGAGCTAAACGCAACGAAGTAGATCCAAACTTAACACAATTAACTACATTAAACACTTTTAGTAGCACCACAGGCTGGACAAATAAGTTTGAAACACAACTAGATTATTTGTTTGGTACTGACCCAGCTTACTATGAAAGTGCTAGACACTTCTTTAATGCTGGTGGTGATATTAGATTAGAACTTGCATATACTAACGGAAGCGGTTCGGGTTATACAACATGGAAAACAGTATTTGCAGACATGGGTATTCTTAAACTTAGTGTTGATACAATAGCAAGTTTAAATTCTGTTGGTATTACACAAGATGTTGGATTTAGTGAGCTTAATAGTACAGAAAAACTACTCTACACTAGCCCAGCTGGTGGCGGCGGTAGCTATGGCGGATATGGCGGATATGGCGGATATGCTGGTTATGGTAATTATTCAAGTATACGAGTAAAAGTTTATGGAAGAGTTTATGGCACTGATAGTAAGTATCTTAACTTAAGAATAGTACTAGATAGCTCTAGTACAACACTTGCATCAACAGGTGAACTTTCTGTAATAGCAACTATGGTCCATCCTAATAGTGTTACAGAAAACAACGTGACGTTAGATATTCCAACACCAGTAGTATCAAACCCTGTTGTATGGACACAAACTTAACGGTTTAACTTCGTTACATTCTCCTAATAAATAAGTGCATATATAACTCTAGGATAGTAATATGGATGATAGACTAAAAAAAGCACTTGCTTTTGCAAATTATAGACTGACTCTGCAAACACAAAGGAAGAACATTGATGCCCGTGTTGAATCAATGTTACTACTAAACTATAACAATTATGTCTTTAAAGTAACACAAGACTTAATTGGTTATGTGTCTGCACAGGTAAGTCTAAATCCTAAAAAAGTATTATACATTGCAGATAGCATTGGTAACACTAGTTCTATTGATAAAAGCAAAGAGTTCCTAAAGAAACTATTAGAAACATATGATAAAGCAATGCAACTAAAATGGGACGAACAACAAAAACTAAAAAAAGCTAGAGCAACAAAGACAGTTGTAGGAGCAAAATGACAAAAGGTTTTATGATGTTTGCTTATAACAATGAGCAAATAGATTATACTAAATTAGCGATTGTTGCCACTTCAGCACTAAAGAAATATATGCCAGATATTCCCGTAGTGTTAGTAACCAACGAACGCAGTTTAATTCAATCCAAACAATATACTACAAAAAAGATGACCACAAAACTCTGGGATCAAGTTATTATGACTGATCCAGAATATGAAACTAATATTAGAATACATAATGATGGTGCTTATAAAAGTTTTAATGCACAATTTACAAATACAAATAAGCACGACATATATAACTTGACTCCTTTCGATGAAACTATATTAATTGATACAGACTACCTAGTAGGTAACGATAACTTACAAATGTTATTTGGTGGACAAAGTGATGTAGCAATGCACCGAGATGCAATGAATCTGCGTTGTCAAGAACCTTATACTACAGAAAGATGGTTGCATTATGCAGGAATACGCATGTGGTGGTCAACAGTAGTATATTGGAGAAAGTCTGAAGAAGCACAACATTTCTTTAATGTATGGTCGCATGTAAAGGATCATTGGGAATATTATCGCTTCCTATATAAGTTTCCTGGAAGTTTGTATCGTACTGACTATGCGGCTTCTATTGCATGTCACTTATGTGACGGCTTCCAAGACGGAGGGTTTATAGGACGCATACCTTTACATATGCGTTACCAAGATCAACGTGATGATATTGTAGAAGTTAAAGGAGCAAACGATTGGGTTATGCTTAGTAACTCAGAAGAGGAATATAAAAATATTGCAGTAAGAGTTACAGGAGAGGATATACATATGATGAACAAAATGAGTATACTTCGTAACTATAGACAAATTATGAGTTTTATGTCATGAAGTGTTATGTATTTGGAAACAACATGGAACTATATAAAGTAACTGAGGCTGATATAAAGTCTTTTAAAGATGATGTTGAAACTGTATTTGTAGAACTATTAGAAACAAGCCCAGAAGAGCAATTACTTGAACTATCTCGTATTCCACTTGAGGACGGAGATATATTATGTCAGGCAGGTGTTGCTATTAGACCTATGTCGTTTAAGTTATTAGAAATTGCGATAGAGCACAAAATAAACATAGTTCCTGGTAAACTTGTAGATCACAGGTTATTAGAAATTCCTAAAAAGAAAATACTAAAAAGAAAAGTACAAGAAGAGAATAATCATTTGGGGATTCCGTATGTCATGCTAATAGGAGATTCAATGAGTGCCGTTGAGTCGTTTATGTTAGTAATAAACTTTACACAAGAACAGTTATGGACTTACTATTTTCCAGAAGAAGCAGAGTTACAACATTGGCTAAGTGCTATAGTTTCTTTGTTTCCGTCCTGGCAAGCATATGAAACATTTCCGTTAGTTGATATGAGTATTAGAGACTTAGAAACTGCTCCTGTAATGTATGCAACTAATACATGGCATGATTGGATTTCTTATTATCCGTCAAACAGTAATTTTAAATTAGAAAATCATGTACAGTTATTTCCAGTATGGTTAGATAAATCAGAGAAAACATTGGAGTATGTACACAATGGCTGATATACAATTTACAGTTAGAAAACGTACAAGAGTTAAAGAAGAATTTTGGTCAGTTGAATATGACGGTGCCGGTACTATTAAGAAAATATCTGCAGGAAGACAACCTGATAATCCAAAAGCACTTAATGTTACATATGCTAAAATTAAAAGTTTATTAGAAGGTAGTGATAGCCAAAGTAACTATAAGGTTGCACTTAATGAAAAAATTGGAGCATTAGATTTAGTTGATAAACGTAAACTAGATTCTTACAAACTTGCAACAAATAGTCGTTATAATTGGCATAGTACTACGTTACATGAAGAAAATAATAATGCTGAAATAAAATTTGTATTGTTTGCTGAAAAAGGAATAGTGAGAGTAGAACCAAACAGAATTTGGACAACTCGTGCAATGGAAAATAAAGCAACAATGCCTCTTAAAATTTACATAACTGATAGTAGCGATCCACACATATACTTTGGTAATATTGATATTGCTATAGGTCAATTAATGGAAAAAGGATATGCAGAGTTTTCTTTATGGGATTTAATTGATCCTTCTGTTATACACGACATTGTACATAATGATAAAGATGTACGTTTAAACTTACCTCAAGTAGCAACAGGAATAGTATTTGTAAAGACAGAAAAATATTATGCATTTAACGGAACGTCAGAACTACAAACAATTATATCTCATCCTGGACCAGGAACACATATTACATTATATATAAAAGATGGTAAAGTTTATGCACAAAGTAATTATACAGCAGGAAGTGCAATAGACGATTTGGCTGGAGATTTAAAAGGTGCTCTAATAACAGGAGATGATCCTGATAACTTTGTAGCATGGGTTAGTTTACCTGCACTAATGTTAAGACAAAATGTACCGTTTGAGATATCTACTAACTGGCCAAACAACACCCCAATAAATTTGTTATATAAAGCAAACAATCTAGACGTAGGAGTAGAAGCATGAGTGTGCCTATAAGTGAATATGATGTTGTGTTTATCAGTTATGATGAACCAAATGCAGACGAGAACTGGGCTCACTTACAATCAATTTGTCCTTGGGCTAAAAGAAGCCACGGAGTATTTGGTTCTGATGCTTGTCATAAAGCCGCCGCTAAACTAGCAGAAACAGAACGTTTTATTGGTATTGATGCAGATAATAAAGTTAGAGAAGACTTCTTTGAACTTGAACTAGAGATAGAAGCATTTGATAAAAGTGACGTACTAAGTTGGTCAGGGAAGAATATTATAAATGGTTTAGTATACGGCAATGGTGGTATTAAATTATGGCCAGTAAAAGTAGTTGAACAAATGAGAACACATGAGGAAGTTAGTGGCGGAGCAGGTGCTGTTGACTTTTGTTGGGATATACATTATCATCAGTTAAACAATATCTATAGTGATGTGTATAATAATAAGACTCCTTATCAAGCATATAGAGCAGGATTTAGGGAAGGTGTTAAGTTAGCATTACATAACGGTCAGCCTATGGATTGGCGACAAGTAGCAGAGAGAAACAATTACAAAAATCATAGACGTTTGTTAATTTGGATGAGTGTTGGTGCTGATGTTGAAAATGGCTTATGGGCAATGTATGGTGCTAGACTAGGTTGCTATATGACAAACTTAAAAAGAAGCGAGTTTGATTTTACTTTAGTTCGAGACTTTGAATGGCATAACAAATACTGGCATGAAGAAATTATGCCAAAGTTTTATGGCAAAGACGAGCATTGTGCAATAAGTGATTTTACTTGGAGTAAAAGTATATTACAGAGTGAGACAGAGAAACTAGGAAGAATATTAAAACAAGATATGAGTTTAGAGATTGCAACATTAGATGAACAAGCAAGTAAGTTCTATAAAGCAAGTTATTTTAATCCCATTAGGCTTGCACCGTTAGTTAAAGAAACTGATGTTGAACAATTAATTATAGGATAGAATATGTTAGATGTGTTTTTTATATCCCAAGGGGAATGGAATGCCGAGGAAAACTATCAGCGACTTGTGGAGTTTGTTCCGAACGTTAAAGAAGTTAGAGATGTAAAAGGAATATACGAAGTACATAAACGTTGTGCAGAACTATCAGATACAGATAACTTTTATGTAGTTGACGCTGATGCCTGGATTGTAGATGACTTTGATTTTGACTTTGTTCCAGATCCAGATGAAATGTACTGGGATCATCCAGAAGATCAATGTGTAATTGTATGGAATAGTGTTAATCCAGTTAACGGATTAGAGTACGGATATGGTGGAGTTAAGTTATTTCCAAAAAAACCATTCCTAGAAGGTCGCAGTTGGGAAATTGATTTGTCTACAACAATAGGAGCATCTACTATTGCTAAGTCTAAAGTTAGTTGTGAGACAAGATTTAACGCAACACCAGATAGTGCGTTTATAGGAGCATTTAGAGAGTGTGCAAAACTGGCATCGTTAGGTTCAGTATTTGGTGCAGTTAAAAGAAGAGACAAGGCAAGAATAGACGAAATTAATAAACTAGAAGAACATATTAATAAACAAGAATGGCAACAAAGCAACAGGGCATCATATAGAGGTGGCAAAAGAAGTCTTATAAATGAGAAGTATAAAGAGAGTTTGCTTATATACAACTACTTTGATGAGGTGTTTGAAGCGTCAGTTAGATATCACGTATGGTCTACTGTAGCAGATGGAGAGAATGCAAAGTGGGTAATACTTGGAGCAAAGGCAGGAGTTAAGCATGGATTGCAATATGCAAATAGTGTAAAGATGAATCTAATTAACGACTGGGAATGGTTAGAAAAGGAATTTAACAATGTCAATGTTTAAGTTATCTAAAGAAGAAAAAGCAAAAATTACTACTTGGAAAAAAGGTACTAAAACTATTAAAGATATTCCAATAGTATTTTTAAGTTATGACGAGCCAAATGCAGATGCTAACTGGAAAACATTACAGCAAACAACTCCTCATCAAGAGATACAACGTGTACACGGAGTAAAAGGATTTGATGCCGCACACAAAGCCGCGGCAAATGCTTTTCCTGGAGAGCAATATGTTATTACAGTAGATGCAGATAGTGTTGTTGATCCTAGTTTCTTTGAACTAAATCTTCCTAAAAATATTGGCTTTATGTCTTACACTTGGGGTGGTAGACAGTATACTAATGGATTAATGTATGGCAATGGAGGATTAAAGTTATGGAATACAGAACACTTACTAACTATGAAAAGCCATGAAGAGTCTAATAACGAAAGAGATCAAGTTGATTTTTGTTGGGATGAAACACAATATAAAGAACTACCTGGTTGCTATTGTAACGTATATACAAATGCATCTAAGTATCAAGCATTCCGTGTAGGTTTTAGAGAAGGAGTTAAGCTCTCAACCGAAGCAGGAATTTTAATAAAGCCAGAAGAAATTAAAGAGATAATGCATGCCGCAAACTATCAAAGACTTTTAACATGGCTAACTGTTGGTGCTGATGTTGAAAATGGAATTTGGAGTATTATAGGAGCTCGTAGTGCTATTAGGCAACTACACTTTAATAACTTTGATCATGCATTAATTAGAGATTACGAATGGTTTGCAGAGTACTTTAAAGGCTTTAACGAAATAACAGATAGAGGAATGAAAGAATTACAAGAAGCAGTAGACGAAGTTTTTGGATTTAGTATACCAATACTAGACGAGAAAACTAGTTTAATGTTTAAACACTTGCAGTTACATCCTGAGAAGCCATTAACATATAATGATGTACATTGGAGAACTAACTTAAAACTATACGGGTGGTGGGCATGATAAGAAGGCTAGAGGAAGTAAAGCAAAAGAAAAATATTAGAATAGTTCCTGGTAGTAAGGAAGATATAGATAGAAAAAATAGAATAGCATTTTTATATTTTATGGAAGAGTTTATTGGCTTCCGTAGTAGTTTACATTGGATTAGAAGAGTATTAGAAACAGGTTCAGATGATGATATGGAACATTTATTTTATAATGTTGGAATTGAGAACTTTCTAAACTTCAATGAATTGTTAGATTGTGTAGAACCTTCTAAAGAAAAAACTAGATGGATACAACTAAAGTTAGCAGTAGCACTTGGAATGTATCATAGAGAGGATCCTAATATTAAATTTAAATCTGCACATGATGATATTATTAATACAATCTGGAAAGGATGTCAAGAGATTGAAGACACACCAGATGCTGTTTATAATATTAGTGGCTGGATAAAAGAAAACGGAACTGATGCTTTAGATAATATTGCATGGGGAGCTACTAAGTTACAAGAAGCAAAAGAAGGAAACATATTTGAATTATGTTACTTTGCAAGATTACTTGTAGGTAGAACGTCAATGTTAGAAAACTTAATTGATACTAGTATAGAGTTATTAGCATCTAATGCAAGTACAAATTACTTTCCTGAATTAGAACCAGAACTAAAAAGAATGTCTAAAGCAATAACGCATAGTCCAGAGTTAAACTGGTTTGATGCGTTAAGTAGGAATCAAATTAAAAGTAAAGTATGGTTGTTAGACAAGTTACAAGAAACTGGTTGGGTAACAGATAATACTACAACAATAATTGTAGGAGGGTGGCTAGGCATATTGCCTTTCTTAGCAGGTTGTCGTAAACAAGAATTTGGAAAAGTTCTTAATGTAGATATTGATAAAACTGTTAACGATCCATCTTGTATATTGAATGTACAAGCACCAGACATAACAGACGTTAATGGTAATGAAATGTCGATGGCAGGAGTGTCAACAGAGTTTTATAAAGTATCAAACGAAGACATAAGAACAATGGATTTTACAACAATAAAAGACCTTGTTATAATTGATACAATAACAGAACACTTCCATGATCACGGAGGTTGGGTACAATCCCTTCCTAAAGGAACTAGAGTTGTTTTGCAAGGTAACGATATGTTTGATGTTGAAGATCATGTTAATTGCTTTCATAATTTAGATGACTTCGTAGAGGAATGCGGAGTTTCAAAAGTACACTATTATGGAGAATTAAATTTAGACAGATGTAATAGGTACATGGTTATAGGAGAAGTTTAAATGAGCAAGAAGTATCGTATGCGACATAACGATAAGCCTTACGTTATTGACGATATAGAAAGACTACATGAGGAATGTAAAAAACTAGCATGGGATAAAGAGCTAGGAGATTTTAGAACACAAACAGCATTACAATCAGGTGGCGATGGAGACTTTGCAGAAGGCACAGGAACATACTTAGGCAATAATGAACATCAATGGGATAAGTTACGTCCAGACTTAATTGGAACATATTGGGAAAAGTTTTTTGATGAATTTCCTTGGAAAGTATATCGTACAAGAATAATGATAATGCAACCTCGTACTTGCTATAGTATGCATGTAGATCCGCACCAAAGATTACATATAGCAACATACACTAACAAACAGGCTAGGTTTTTATTTGTTGATCCTCCTGAATTAGTAGAAATACCTGCTAATGGCGGAGTATTTAAAGTAGATACAAGAGAACTACATACTGCAATAAATTGTGGAAATGAAAAACGTTGGCACTTGCTAATGAGCTTGGACAGCAACGACACGGATTAGAAGGTACATATTAGTATGACTGATTACTTGGAAATACAAACTACAGATGCGGAAAACTTTAAGAGTCACGAATCTGCATATTTGTCTTTTCTAAGACGTATGCAACAAGATGAAACTAAAGAACATGTAATGCCTAATATGGATAATTCTGAACCTTCAGGACTATTATATCTTATTAAAGAAGAAAGAAACGAGCATAGACGTTGGACAACAGATACAGGACAAATTGATCTATTATATGACTTAGAAAAAGGATCAATAGTAGGTGTTAGTGCTGTAGAAAATTCTAATTTACATCCTGATTATGCTAGTGGCGGAAATCGTTTATGGATGGATAAGCAATACAGAGCAAATCATAATATAACAAAACACTTACTAACAGCAAACTTAAACTGGGCAATGACAAATAATAAAAACGGAATGATATTAACCTTTAACGAATACAACAAAATACTATGGGACGTAATTAGTGCAAAAGGCAAAGTAGCCAGTTTTAGTAATATGTGGAGTGATTGGTGGAGTGATTGTGTGCCGATTGCAGAACCTATTATAGTACATAATACTAAACAATGGGCAGTTATTAAACCTTGTACTTACTTTTCGTTAGATCAACTTAAACACGATATAAAAAGGATACAACATGACTACAGTTAATGGATACACATATGTTTCCTCAGTATTGATTGATGAACTGTATACTAGAATTAAGGCTTTAGAATTTAGAGTAGCAGAGCATGATGCAGATATTAATGCACTAGACTTTACAGTACATGGTGAGAATTATGAAGAAGAAGAACAAATGGAGTTTAATTTTAAATGAACACGTTTAACAATCATCTAAAATTTTGGTACAATGATGATAAGGATTCTATCTGGAGAACACATGAGTCTGATATTACTAGTATGTCTATTGGTGGTTGTACTAGGCCAGTCTTTAGTGCAAAAATAGAATGGAGAAGAAATGCTCAAATGATATTTGATCAGCATCCAGACTTAACACTTTTTATGAGTGGTGGGTTAGATAGTGAAGTAGCATTTCGCAGTTTTAAAGCCGCAGGTATTAAACCTAGACTAGTAACAGTTAAATTTAAAGATGAATCTAATATGTATGATATTGGACCTATGATAGAAATGATGAAATCAGAATTTAACGAGACAGTAGAGGTTATAGAGTTTGACCCAGAAGAGTTTTGTTTAAGTGGAGAGTATTTAGAAATTGCAGAGAAGTATCAGTCTTATACTTTTTATCAACAAATACTAATGAAGGTTGTTGAAGATTTTAAACAACCTATGCTGTCAGTAGATGAAGTTGAGTTAGAGAAAAAGCCAACAGTAAATTATGAAACAGGTGAAATAGTCTGGGATTGGGTTTTCTTAAAGAAAGAAGATCAAGACGGAGTATGGAGAAGGTTCTCAGATAAAACAGGACAAGTAGCATTAAATAACTTTTACACTTATACACCAGAGTCTATGCTTGCATTTTTAAATATACCAACTGCAAGTTTATTAATAACAAATAACTTTGAATACAAATATGGTTGGACTAGTAGTAAGATGAATATATATTCTGAAGCTGGTTTTAAGTTTAGAAGAAGGCCCAAGTATCACGGTATGGAAAACTATATGCACTTATGGGATTATGTAGAAGAAAACAGACATCCTTCCTTAGATAGTTTTTCTCCAGTAGATTATACTGTATCAGCAAACTTATTAAAGAACAATTTAGAACAAGGAAAAGAAACAATATGCCAGCATATAAACTAAAACAGTTTGATCATAACGATCTAACTACAGTATTAGAGCTTGCTGATACTATCTACGATGGAGTAGATCCTAGCAAGTATCCAGACTTTAGAGTAGGCTTTGACATTGATCAAGTTAAAGAACGAGAAAAGTTCTTTAGTATGTTTATGCTAGACCCTAATAAGTTTAAAAACTTTAGCCAACGTGCTTGTTGGGGAGTATTTAAAGATGATAATTTAATTTCAGCAGTAGGAGTTAGGCGTTTACCGCATGCACCAAGTTGGTGTTTTGCTTGGATACTATCGCCTTCTATGGGTACAAGATTTGTTCCTATGTTTAGAGAGATTGTTACTCAGCTATGCAAAGTACATGAAGAAATGGGATTAAACGAGTTCTTTTTAACTTATCCAGAAGATAGAGAAGATCCTTATAGTCGTATTATGTTGTTCCTTAGAGAGCGATATTATACATTTGTTGAGATGACAATTCCTGCTAAAACCTTAACGCATTATAGTTTAATTAACGAATTGCTAGGAAGAACACTACATCCACATGCTATGAATTTTAGAAGATATATACTACGAAGAACTGACACAGAAGCACCCTCAGAGGGAGGCAAAGCGGTCAGAAATAATAGGAGAATAAATGGCGATTAGTACTTGGATTCAAGGACAGGTAGACCTATATAAAAAAACAAAGCAAATACCTTTTATAGTAGCAATATGGTTTCCGTATCATATAGCGGCTGTTACATTAATACCTTACTTAATTTATACAGGTTGGGAGTGGTGGTATTTAGTTGCAATGATATGTGGATGGATTACACTAGATGGAATTGGAAATAACTTAACGTTACATAGGCTACTAAGTCACAAGTCGTGGAAGCCACGAGAATGGATGAAGCCTATCTTATACTGGCTGGCAGTTATGGTAGGAGAAGGAAGCCCGTTATGGTGGGCATCTTTACATAGAGGACATCATCATAAAGTTAGTGATCAGCCAGGCAAAGACATACACACTCCAGTAGAAAATGGCTGGTGGCATAGTTACATGGGTTGGCAGTTTGGCATTAAACAAGATACTGTAAGTTTCCGTTATGCTGTTGATTTATTAAGAGATAAGAAAATTGTATTTTTACATAATCATTATAACAAAATTATATTCATAACATTACTTGCTAGTACACTAGTATTTGGATGGCAGTTTACATTTTGGTTTTGGATTATGGGTGCATTATCTAGTTTACATATGGACGGGCTAGTTAATACATTTGGACACGTTCCTGCATCTGGGTATCAAAACTTTAATAATAATGATTGCAGTACCAATTGTTGGCCAATTGGATACTTTCATTTTGGAAGTGGTTGGCATAACAATCATCACAGAGAAGCAAGTAGTTTTGATTTTGGTGCAAGTGTAAGTGGAAGATGGCACGAGTTTGATGCATGTTTACTTATAATGTTGCCGTTTGCTCCACTTTCGGAAATAAAAAGGTTGTGGGGAAACAGAAAACGTGCTATAATAGAAAGACAAACAGAAGTAAAGGAAACAGTATGACATTATGTTCGGAGATAGATTTTAATAAAGACCCGAATTACAAACAAGTATTAGATAAAGGATTTATTGGCCTAGTTGACTATATGGGCACAGATAACTCTATTGTACAAGCCGCCCGGGTAAGTTACGGAGATGGTACTAAAAAGGCTAGTAGTGATAGAGCATTAATACGTTATCTAATGCGACATGAACACACTACGCCATTCGAGATGTGCGAAGTAAAGTTTCACATTAAACTGCCTATTTTTGTAATGAGGCAATTAGTCAGACATAGGACGGCATCATTAAATGAATATTCGGCTCGCTACTCGGTACTTACAGACGAAGTATATGTACCCAACTCAGAGAACATCAAGCCACAAAGTGCAACCAATAAGCAAGGTAGAGAAGGAGAGCTTGACGAAGAAACAAAAAGACGAATCAGTGACGATATTAACGAGTCATGGGATCGTGATTACTCCCTCTACACAGAACATTCCGATAACCTTAACTTGGCTAGAGAAACTGCGAGGCAAGTTCTTCCAGTAGGCGGATATACAGAATGTTACTGGAAATCTAATCTTAAAAACTTTTTACATTATGCTAGACTACGAATGGATAGCCATGCACAATGGGAAATACAAGAATATGCTAGAGCAATGTATGATATGGTAAAAGAAAAGTTTCCTGTTGCATGTGAGGCTTTTGAAGATTATCAAGAACAATCTGTAAAGCTCAGTAAACAAGAACTTGTATTTGTTAAATCTCTTATGTTTAGAGAAATTGATATTAAAAGGATTGATGAGATAGGCAATAACTTTGGTATTAGTAAACGAGAGATGCAAGAGATTGTAGAAAAATTTGGTCTGAATGATATACAAAATTAATGGAAAGCCTTACGTTAACTTAGACAAATACATTGATATTGAAGGGCTTAATAAATTAAAAATAAAACTATGTAAGGCTTTTGCTGACTCATGGTTAGGATTAAAAATAGGTTGTCAAGTACTTCCTGCTGTAGCCGGTGCTGGACTAAACTGGCCAGAAGAGAATCCAGGAGAAGAACTATCTACTGCATTAAAAAGAATTGCTGAAGATAATACTGCACCTGGACATGAGCAAGTGCATGAATACTTAGCAACAGGTAAACCTAGTTATGCATTAACGTTTGTAAAGTTAGTAACTGAAGCACAAGGCATTGGTTACAATATGTTTATAAAGCAACCTATTACAAAAGACTATGCAGATAAGCACTTAGCAAAAAACAATAAAGAAGGACCCTTTTATGAGAACTTTAAGTTTTTTATGGATTGGGTAGATGAACAGAACATCTTTAGCGAGATTGGTAGAACTTTAATATTTTATAATGACCAGGATCAGCAATGTATAACACATAGAGATCATAATCCTTTAAATAGGGTCACAGATCCAGATGAGTTTATTTGGATTAACATGTTTATGGATCGTAAGTCTTTCTTTGTAGAAGACAAGGATAGTGATACAAGACATTATATTAAGAGCCAAGTAGCATGGTTTGATACTGCTAACTATCACGGAAGTGATACAAGTCCTTACTCTGCTTTTAGTATTAGAGTTGATGGAGTCTTTACAGAAGAATTTAAACAAAAGATTAAACATAAACCAACTGCTAAAAAATCAATATTTGGGAGTATATGAAGTCATTAATTTTTAGAAACAGTCAACTCACCATCCTCTTCGTATAAGTAACCCCATGCATTATTGTAACGAGTAATAGTTGGCAAACTAGGCCACTTTGTTTTACTAATAAGATAATTAGGATTTTCCCATACATCGTTAATAAGTCTTTTTGCAGGAAGTTTATAACTAGCCCATGTATCGCCTAGTTTTGATTCTGTTGTATATAAAGCCCATACTTGATATTCTTCTGTATCAAAGAAGTTAATAACGTTGTTACACATACCAATTACATGATTTGCTGTAGGACCATGCATACACATACGATACTTTACTGCTTGCCATTTCATTGAAAAGTTAATCCACCACAAAAACTCATGATTACTAGCAATGTCTATAGGACTTGCATTAACTAAGTCATATAACATTTGTTCACGAACATCTCTGGTTTCTTTATTTGATTTATCTAGTAACCAATCTAAACTACCTGTTTCCCAGTCTTTATGTAAACAATCAAAATCACCTGTTGAATCCATATAACTTTTAACTGTTAAACTTCCAAATAAGTTATCAGCACATTCGCCTGTTACTACAGTATAATCAGGATTACTAACAATATCATAAAAGTTATTACTGCTAATTAAACAATGTCCAAATGATTTTAATATAATTTGATTAAAGAACACAGGATTCTCAAGTTGACTATCTTCGTTAAATGCTAGTAGTACATGGTCTTTAATTTGTTCCCAATAAGGACTTGAAATCAACATACATACAATTAAAGTGCTATCAATACCACCTGAGTACATAATAACTAACTTTTGTTTAATTTCAGACTCTAAGTTAAATAAGAAATCTTTAATAATACTTGTTGTTCTACCAACTGAACAAGACTCAAAAGTTTCAGCATGTGTATTTTTAGGAATAGGACTATTATTATATACATTAATTCCTAAGTCTAATGTACCTGTTCTATCACTTAAACTAATCCAAGGATTAAACATACCTAAAAAGTCACGTTGTACATTATTAATGTCTCTTCCTTTATCAGAGTTTAGTATTCTTTGTGGAATATAGTATATTAAATTTTTCATTACATCAACATGCTTAGGAAAGATTCTTCTGCTAAAGTAGCTCTAATCTCACTAACATCCTCTCTTGTCTGTAGTTTACGGATTGCTTTTTGTGTTTTAATACGAATTCTTTCTAACTTTCGTATTTGATATCTATCATTGTCTGCTTTAGCAATGATTAAATTACAAATAGTTTCTATTGGAAGTTTTCTAATAGCCTGTTCGTCTTTAATAAATTCAATATCATTTGTATCTCCAGCAAGAGCTCGTCTTGCTTGTTCTTCTTTTAACTGGTATGCTTTTGCTTGCCAAGGAACAACAGGTTCAAATCTTTTATATCCGTGTTCTAAACGTTGATGTAATTCTAATGTTAAACTTACTCTACCTTGTAGTAACTGACCTACAATAGTAATTTCTTCAGAACGTGTAGTATCTTCTACAAAATGAGTATCTCTTGGGCTAGAGTATTGTAGTTTATAGTTAAGTTTACCTTGTTTAAGTTTTGCATACTCATCAGCACTAACACCAAATACTTTACATATAGCACGAAAGTCTCCAGCACAAGCTGATTCGAGAATATTTAGATTTGTATGCCAGGCAAGTATCTCATTTTCAGCAGTAGTGGCTAAAGCAATCCAATGTTGTTCCATGTGTTATTCCTTATTATATCTATTTAATATAGTAAACTAGTCTTGTACTACCAGTTTTGCTCCAGGGATAATATCACCATCACATAGCATGTCCCAAGGATGCTTTTTTTGATAGAATTCGTTTTGTGTCCAAGTTTGTGTTTCTTCATTAAAGTCAAACCACGGAGCAACACCTAACATAATATGTGTACGGAAAAAAGGCTCTTCTGGTTTCTCTGAACAATAAGCACGATGAGGAATACCTGTGTCCCAGCTATATGCATATGGAGCTTCTAAGTGAATTAATTTTCCTACGTTTGTTTGTTGCTCTAGTACAAACTCTTTAGATGTTTTAATAGCAATATTGATTCTTAAATTGTTAAACATCATTTCGTCTGTGTGCCAAGCAACACCTGGCTTTTGTACTGCACGTTCTGCTCCTTTTTGACCCATTGCTTGAGTAGAACCATGAGAAGAGATTATGCGAAGACTTGATCTAACCATGCTTCTTTTTAAACTATCTAAGAACGTTCCTAAGTATCCGTGTTTACTACCTTCTGTACGAAAAGCCATACTATAGGTATCATAATGTGTATCTTTTCTTACTGCTAATGTTCTAGCCTCTGATTGGTCCATTCTGCTATAAGGGCTAACGCGACCATCGCCTGACTTTGCACCAAATTCTTGTTTAATATGTTTAAAGTGATTTCCTTGTACTTGCTCATGTGGATCTGTTTCAATTCCATCAATGTGTAAAGGATTGTAGGTTAAACCCATTCCTAAGTAACCAGTATCACTTTTTAATGATCCATCTGGTCTTTTACCTCTTAATCTATATCCAAACATACCTACATTATCTAAAGCCTCTAAAGTATCTTTGATTAATAAGTCTGTATCAGTTTCAGTTAATTCTAATTTAATTAAACTTGGATAAGGTTCTCGAGGTTGTAATGTGCTTTTCATAAAAGGGGCTCTTCTATGTAAAGAGTTAGCAACAGGTATCTCTTCTGATGCATCGCTTAATTTTAATGATATCATTTTAACTCCTTCTATGATATGTTATACTATAGCCATTTTAAGTCCGGTTTAAATCTAATAGAAAGCATTACTCTAGGATTTTCCTTGCATAAGTTAATTGCTTGATGTGGAACATCAATCCTAACTAAGTGAGGATCCTTAATAGTTACAGACGCAATTAGTTTTGGCTCTCCGTCCCATTCAAGTTTTAAATATTTGTTAGAGTTTGTTTTTCTTCCTATTACAGTTGCATCTACTATTTTTTGAACCTCTAATCTGTACGGAGATTCTCCGTACCAATCCATACTACCAATACCAGTATTACGAATTGGAATATTTAATGCATAATTTGATGCACCTGATCTGTCTGCTCTAAAACCATCAATATGTAGGCCTTGTGCCTTATCTTTACCTAACACAAAAATTAACCCAGACTTCAAACTTAAACCATTCCAAACTGGATGCGGATTTGCCTTTATAAATTCATCTATCATTTCATAAAAGTTATATTCGGGTGATTGAATTGTTAATGTTTTATTAATTTTATGCATATACAACGACTTATTAATTCTAAACACTAAGTCTGCAATATTAGGAATATCGTCAATTTTTTGAAAAAGTTTTTCCATACTACTATTTATTGGAAAGGCTAAAAACGTCTAACCAAATAAATATATGTTATACTATAGCCATTTTAAATCTGGCGTAAATCGAATGGAAAGCATTACTCTAGGTTTGTCTGGGCATAAGTTTTTTGCTTGATGCGGTCTGTCAATTCTAACTAAATGAGGAGTGTCAATAGTTACAGATGCAACAACCTCAGGTTTACTTTCCCAATTAAGTTTAAGATATTTTGTTCTACGGCTTTCCGCCACAGTTTTTTCTTCTAATGTATATTTTGGACCACCGTACCAATCCATACTACCAATACCGCAATTACGAATTGGTATGTTAAGTGCCATATCAGATGCATCTTTTCTATCAGCACGAAAGCCATCAACATGTACACCTTGTATTGTATTCTTTTCAAGAAAAAAGAAAATCCCGTCTTTTAACATTAAGCCGTCCCAAACAGGATGTTTATTCAATAGTTTGAATCTATATATTTGCTCGTAGAAGTCATACTTACTATCTTTAATTCTACACATCTCATTAATATTATGCTTGGTAAGAGATTCGTCAAGATCTTTCTGTAATTGTGCAATATTTGGTATGTCTACTTTTTGGTAGTATATCTCTTCCATACTATTATTTATCGGAATTATCTTATTTGCTTATCCTAATAAATAGTATTGATGATGCATTATATATTAACATTTTTACTATGGACTTTACTGCTTTACATTGTACACAGAACTGTACATGTACACGGTCGCAGATGGTTTCCTGTGTCTTTTAAAGCACATAACGACCACCACAAGTACATTAACATTACAGGCGGAACATCCTGGCATTGGAATAATTGTTTTCTGTTTAATGACACATGGCTATCAACTTTAGATCTCTGGATCACAGAAGTTATTCCTACTTTAATCTTTAGTTATATAACTGGTGCATGGTGGGTTAGTATTGCATACTATTTTTGGGCGGCATTCTTGCAAGAAGTAATAGAACACAATCCTAAGTTTACTTGGTATCCTGTACTTACATCAGGCAAATGGCATTTAGTACATCATGTATCGCCATTTAAAAACTATGGACTGTTTATTCCTATTTGGGATTTACTATTTGGTAGTTACAAAACGTATACTAGATAGCAGTTTTTTCAATCCAATTATTAAATATTGCTGTACTTACTGCTTCATTATGTCTTTGAGCAACTAATGTAGGATATATTGAAATCCAATGCCTACTAACAATATTTTTACTAACCATATAAGCCATATCAATTGGATGCATTTTGAACTTAACAGTACCATCTGGGTATAGATATGTTTGTACTGTTCCATGCAAATGTCTTGCTTCTATTTCTTCGATAGCACGTTTCTTGTAATTATCTTTGTCATCATTAACATCTGCATTACGTTGTAATGACCATTTGTTATCTTCTCTAATCCATTGGCTAGTTACTGCATATATTCTATGATGACAAATCATATCAATTAAAATAACACCATTAGGTACTTCTTTGTCTTGATAATCTTCTAACTTAAATTTAGGATATTTTTTAGCCTGTTGTAATTGTACACCATCTCTATCCCATGCAATAGAATCAAAGCCTCCATTGAAGCCTTCATCAAGTAATGGGATATCAGTTACAATACTTGTATCGTATTGAGGAACAAAATCTTCTGTTAGTTTTACACCAAATGTAAGTGTTCTTTCAAACAAAGGAAAAAATCTTGTTGCAACTTCACTTGGATTGATAAAAACAAAATCCATATATTATTTCTCCGAGAAGTGTGTAGCCAGCAATGCCCCTACAAATCTTGTTACTTTAGACTTAACTAAATCTGAATTCATCATAACTTCAAAATCAACTATACGATCTAAACACTCTTGTAATTGTTTAATCTCTAATATATCGTTACTATGCTTTATACCAGTTAATTCATCTTGACGGAAAACAATCTGCTGTCCATCGTCAAGGTAAACTCGAATGTAATCTATGTATTCGACTGGTACTTGATCAACTTGTATTTCTCGTAACATTTCTTCAAAGCTACGATCTTTCTTACGAATACTCATTAAAATCTACTTTTCCTAATTTAGATGTTTTCCGCTACCTTAGCCTTCTTTGGCCTACCTCTTCTAGGCTTAACGGACGCTTCTGCAACTTCACCTACTGTAGGAGCTTCTACAGTGGATAAATCTACCGGTGTACCAACTGGAACTAGTTCTTCTGCTTCTGCTAATAAACGTTTTGCTTCAGCTTGAAATGTTTTTGCTTGGTTACGAAGTTTGTTTGCAATAGCACTATCATCTAAAACTCCTGGATTTCCACCTGGTGTTGTTGAGTCATTAGCAATGTCAGCTGAACGTGTAGCTACTCCTCCTTTGCCAGGAATGCCTGGTTTTGGACGGTTAATTTGCTTTAACTCTTTATTTAGATCTTGTAAATTAATTTTATTACCTGGCGATGGTACCATAACAATATGCTTAGTAGGAACTTTAGTTAACCATCCTTTAGCATGAATTGTTGATAACATGTCTGTGCCATCATTAAACTTTTGTCTATGTAAAAAGTCGCCAATGTCATTAGCATCTTGCCCAGAAACACTTTCAACTGCTTTAATAAGATCTGCTTGATGTAGTTCTGGTAAGTCTGTTGTTCTAACAATCAAACAGTTTTCAGAATCATTTGGAACCTCACGGAATACAACTACTACTGGAGCGCCTTTTCCGTCTTGTCCAACGTGCTTAATAAATCTAGCCATGATATACTCCTAGCTTCCATTCTCGTCGGTAACTTCTGCAACTGGCTCTGCATTTACAGGTTCTACATTTACACCTTCTCCGATGTTATCTGTTGTAGCTTCTTTTTGTGCGGCAACTTGTGGTTCTGTTGCTTTAATAAAGCCGGTAACTCTTTCCCATACTTCGCCAATAACTTTAAATTCGTTTGGACGGTATGCACCCCTATTAGCACCAATTTCGATTGCACCGCATACAACTTTTAAATCTTCTAAATTAAGTCCGGTATTAGCAGGGCCCTTTGGAGCTTCTGCTACTGGTGTTGCGGTCTCTTCGATAGGTTGTTCTTCAGCCATTTTAAATATTCTCCTAAATTAAAATTTATTGAGCATCTTCTATTTGCTCACTGATACTTATAGCCATTTTAAGTACGGTGTGTAACCATTTAGAATCCGTTTGGAACCAATACATAATGTATTAGTAATACAATACCCAATGATGCTCCTAAACCTACCATCATCTTCATAAAATCTCTTCCTACTATAGGAAACACATTTTTTAATCTGTATGATCCGTTGCTTAGTGTTCCTATTGCAAGTTCACGTCCACATAGTATTCCAACAAATACCCATGTCGTTGACATTGGAATATTGTTTAGTTCTTTAAAGAAAAGTAAACATACAAAGTAAGCGGCATTAATAATTGTTGCACTTCTAACGTATCTAGTATGTTGTTTCTCTAATACAATCTGTTGAATCTTACCGCCACCTTCTCGGAACATAAACCCAAGACCTATAATAAACACTAGGCTAACTAGTACCATCATATCCCATGGAACTTGGCGTGGTAGAAATACTGCTATGTTTGCAATATCATGTGCTAGCCAAGTCCACCATAAGAAACCAGCAGTTATCCATTGTGCTACTCTCCAATAAGGTTTACGTGATTCTGTTACGGGATTATTACGTTCATCTAACCATTTTGCAATTAGTATCCATAATACATATGCAAATACTGCGGCAACTGCATATCCCATTATGCTTTTTACTAGCATCTTCTCTAATACAAATGTACTTGCAAATGCACTTAAAACTAAAAAAGACGTACTAACTGGTACGCCTATTCTTGTTAGTAATAACAGTACAAGTGGAGCCATTGCATGATACCATTTAACTTCCTGGAATGGTATTTTATCTAATCTACCATAACTAATATCACCACCATTTACAGTCCAACCATACCAAAGTGCCCAAAGTAAAACTGCACTAGCAGAGCACCACATAGTTGTCCAATGGAATCTTTGATTGTTACTTGCAATCCAAGTACCTAGTGTTTGTACACTATCGTTTGCTATAACACTATAGCCTGCAAATAGAAAGCCCAATGCCATCCATAACGTTAATTGATCCAATTTAAACTCCTACCTTTATGCCCTTGCTGGCATATAGTTTGCAGTAATACCAAATGGAGCCTTAATATTTTCGTTTCCGTGTACTACAAATAATGTATCACAGTAGTTCTCATCTCCCCATGATCCCCAAGGGTAACCATCAGTTAGAACTACTAGTTGATGTGGTGTAACATCGTTGTATTTAAGCCACTCCCATATACAATCAAAATCCGTTCCGCCACCACCTTGTATTGCATACTCGGACATATCACGACCATCATCTTGTGTAAAATTATCTTCGTTGTATACTTGTGTATCAAAAGTAAGAATCTTAACATTATAAGAATCAAATTGATCTAAAGATCCTTGTACAATACCTAAGAAGTCTGATAGTGTGCTATCCCAAATACTACCTGAAGCATCAAGTGCAATAACAACGTCTAACTGCTCACCTGGCAAATTACCAGGAAGTACTGCACCAGTGTGCCATCCTTTTCTATTAGGACGCATCCAAGTATAATCTGACTTTAATGAACTACTAAATTGTATTTGGAAAAGTTCACGAAGATCTAATACAGGCTCGGTAATTTGTTTAACTAAACGTTTTACTTCACCTGGAACGTTATCTGCACCTGCTTTATTAACTGCATCAATAACTGCTTCTTTCCACTCATTCCTCATAGCTTTCTTTTCTTCAGAAGAGAGCTTCTTAAATTTAGGCTTAGAGCCTCCAGGTTGACCTCCTGCACCAGGACCTTCTTTTTCGTCACCATCACCATCTAAGTCTAAATGCTCATCTAATGTATTTTGCACTTCTGCATTTCTATCAACTAGTTTATCATATACTTCATCAGCAGTATGATTTTCGTATTGACGATCAACTAGGATAGGAACAGTAGTAATTGTACGACCAACACTCTCACGAACAAGCATATTATTAATAATATAATCACCTGCCATATTCCATAGTCCAGGTTCTCTATTACCACGTCTTGTCATATGTTCGTAAATGATGTGTCCAACTTCATGTGCAAAACCAAATACACATTCTTGATCATCTAATTTTAATACAAATTCTGAATTATAATAAAACTTACGACCGTCTGTAGCAATAGTCTGGCACCAAGGTGCTTCTTCTAAAACAAGCCTTGCTGACAAAGGTCCCCAAAATGGGTACTTTAGTAGCATAGTTATTCTTGCTTTAATTAACTTATTTTTTGCTTGTTTTGCAATATCTGTGGTCATGTGTGGCTCCATTTCCTTATTATATATATACTATAGCATCTATATTTACTATAGTCAACCTATTTCTAGCATTATTTTAAAGAATATTGCTAGAATTGTATGCAGTATTAATAACTCCAACTTTCTTTAGGTTTTTATCTATTATTAGCATCTGTCCGTTATCTGCTTTAAATCCTGGAAATACAGACTTCATTACTTTAAAGTGTGTAAAAACAAATAAGTTTCCTTTACCATTCCAGTTTTTAATTACTTCTCTGATCTTAATAATCTTATCTTTCTTCTTCCAGTTCTTTGCTTGAAACAATGCATCTTTTTGAAATTCTAATCCAGCTAATTTGGCTGTTTTCCAGCATCTACAAATAGGACTTGCTAGTGCTTTTTCAACTGCAATGTTATTTGTTTTAAGAAACTTACCAAACTCTTTTGCTTGCTTAATACCCTCTGAAAGTAAATTCCTTTGTTTTTCACAAACCTTATTACCATCGTAACCTTTACTATTGTTACCTTCTACTTTAGGAGCATATGTGTGTCTTACAAATACAACCATTCCACCTTTTTGCAAAGACTTAATTGCTTGTTCTTTATTGAACTCTTTTTCAAATTTAGGCTTTGCGTCTGCAGGTGTTAAGATAGTTATTGTTATCATAACTGCAAATAATGTTACTAGTAATATTATTATTCTTTTATACATAGTGGCTCTCCGCTCTTATTAGTTTTCTTATTATGTATATACTATACAACAGAAAGGACCAATAGTCAACCTTTTTTTTAATGTCCTCTAATTTGTCCGTCTCTGTTATGATAAACAGGTTCTATTGTATCTGGTTTAGATAAATCCCATAACATAGCATCTTCTTCTTTTCTAAACCATATAGTAAGTTTAGTATAATCATAATCTAATTGTTTTAAATTATTATCTTTACACCAGACTTTTAACTTCCATCTAGGTATGTGTTCAGTAGGTCGGTTGGACCAACCCTTTCGTTGTTCGCGGAGCCACTCGCTAACTTCCGAAGATTCAGGGGGTTGATCCAACCATATTGTACGAGCATCTGGACCATATAACTTATCTGATATGGCCCAGTCTCGAATCCTTTTAGTCATCTGTTAGCAAGCTCGCATAACGTTTAAAGAACTCCGGGAAGTTTGTCATCTTCTTACGATCAAAAATCACCTTGTAGTTTTTAAGAACAGTATGGGCACCCATAATAACCATTTCAGGTTCAAAGTTTTCCATACAAAAGCCTAACCAATTATCAGCGGCTTTATTAAAGTCCTCACTCTTACCAGAACGTTTAGCATCTTGATACTTTGTTCTAAGCTCATAGCATAATGAAACAACTAATGCATATGTAGCAGACACTTCCTTAGAAGCAAACTTAGTAACTTTACCACTTAGCACTTCTGCTGGATCCGGAAGATCTGCGGCATGCTTTCTGTGAGACATAAACTTAATAGCAATACCTTCACTTACAAGTCCTGATACCATATCAGTATTAGCACTTTCTGACATTGTATCATCTAACATGTCAGATACAAAAGCCCAGGTACGCGGAGTAGCAAAAGCTCTATCGTGCATTGTAGGATCAAAGTTAAAAAGGTCTCCCTTAAACTGCTTCAAGTATCCAACAACTTGAGGATGGATAGCATTTTCAATTGCCCACAATTCCCAATCATCAAAATCAACTCTCAACTCAATATGCAAGAATCTATTTGCTAACGGACTAGGCATTCTATAAGTAACACCTTTATCACCAAGTCTATTACCTGCGGCAATAATTACAACGTTATCTGGCAAATGATAAGAACCAACTTTACGATTCAACACTAACTGATAAGCCGCGGCTTGTACTGCTGGAGGAGCACTATTAAGCTCGTCTAAGAAAAGAAAAATAATTTCATATTCTTTTGCAGTTTCTGCATTAGGCAATTCTGCTGGAGGTGCCCATTTCATAGTGTTGTCGTTTGAGGAGTAATATGGAACACCTTTAATATCTGTAGGATCCATAAGTGCCATTCTCATATCAATAACAAGACTGTTATCAAATTCGTTAGCAACTTGATCAACCATATCCGATTTACCAGAACCGGGAGGTCCCCAAATAAACACTGGACGTTTCTTATTAACTGCTTTACGGATAATTGGCTTACACTCACTAATTTTTAGAGTGTTTGGCTCATTTACTTTTTGCTCTGCTTGTCCCATTGTGTGGCTCCTTTTATGGGTTAGTTTTATATTATATTACTACTATAGACGAACTAAGCAGTAATGTCAACCTCTTTCTGCATTATTTCTGAATTAATTTGAGGACTGACTGCTTGAACAAATGTACTAGCAAGGATTTCTTCTTTGTTCATACGGTTTGGAAGTTCCATAAACTTAACATCAGTCATACCATTTCGAAGTAACGTTTGAGTACGTCTCTTATCATTTGTAAACCTTAGTTTACCTCGACCCTTCTTATTAACTGCATAACCAACAAATTTAAATGTTTCACCCCTAGCAACTTCGTTAATTGCCGCTTCAAGAACTTCATTTGTAACAATATCAGACACTCTAATCTCCTTAAACTCTGTTAGCAACAACGCCATTCGTTACTGCATTATGTTTATAATATAACACAAAGGTCCTATATAGTCAACCTTTTTCTGGTTCTTTTTTAAACTTTTTTTGGTTTTGTAATGATTACAATGACTTAGCCAAGAAAAAACCTGTATACTATAACATATACAGGTTCTTTTAACTCGCCAAAACTAGGAGATATAAAAAAAGCCCCCTTATAAAAGCGGACTTGTTACTACTCTTTGCCTTCTTCTTTAGGTGCATCGATATCCATTGGAGGCATATCATCACCTGAAATACTATCATGCTCTAATGTGTCATATTCCCATGTGTACTCGTTTGACCAATCTGGCTCTTCTGAATAATCCCATTCAGATGTTTCACAGTCATAGCAGTAGTCAGTTGCGGCATTACCGAACATATCATGCTCATCCCATTCCCATTGTGATGGCTCCATCCAAACTTGGCATGGGGCGTCCCAATAAGCTTCGTCACCAAAACCTTCAGGCTTGGCGTGTGTTGGTGTATCTGGGTGCATATAATCACCCTCACATGGTCCATGGAAGTTCATATCATACTCTTCAATATCATGTGGGATCTCTGACAATTTCATTGTTAGCTCATTTAACTGATTGCTAATATTCCAGATCATGTCATAGATTTCTATTCTTGGGTCAATCATTTTTTTATCTCCTAAAATAAATTTATTACGGTTCTGTACCGTAACACCTATATTTAGTGAGTATTGTAGAAGTTACCGCTATACGGGTCTAGAAATTTGCGAGGTTACGAACGGTTTTTAGCACCTTAGATAGTAAGGGAAAGTTATAACTTGCTTTCTCTAACAGTTCGTTATTTGGTCTAGTTGATAAAGAAGACTGCATAAAAGCAATTTGGCCCATTTCGCTATAGTATGTATTGCTAGGCCATTTAGGTTTTTTAATATCCCAGGCATCTATAAACAAACATTCTTCACCAATAGCTCGGAGGATCGGTTGTCTGGTTCTACCCCTAGGAACAGAACGTGCTTCTAGTATTTTAATAGCAACAGATTCGCTACCTATATCGCTACGTTCAATGGTTCTTGCGATTGTGAAAACTAGGAAATGTTCAATTTCTGGATCTAAGTATACAGGAGTAACCGAAGTCGCTTCTGTAACCAATTCCCAACCGGCCTTGATATAGGGGTTCCAGTCTTTCATATATGTATTTACCTAAAATCTACCCTGCCCTAACGTACTTAAACTATTAAGCCATAGTACAATATCGTTGTTTACGAGCCGTACCTCTATATTATCAGCTTCTCCAAATAGCCTCAAATACCCTGCACCAATATAATAAGGCCAATCGCAATGATTTTGCAATCCAATTAAATGTCCAGCAGTTAAACGAAATCCTGTAGGTAATTGATGTGAATAGTTTGTAAAGTCTTTCCGCATTAAAGCCCAGCCAAAACTTGTTAGCCTTAATCCCTTTTCCTTACCCGGTGCATAGTTTTTGAACATACTATATGGAGTCACTTCTGTAGTTTCCCATAAGCCTTGTCTAGGGTTCATATTTAGATAGTGTGCTACTAGTTTATTTGCTAGACCCATGCTCTACGATCTTTCTGCCATTTTTCAATTCTACAACAGAAAAGTCGTTAGTTCTAAATAATTTATTCAATCTATCTGCTAAATTAAAAGCATGTCCTGGATTACTAAAGGATACTTTTTTATACTTTGGTCCAGGATAAGATACAAGTGAATTTAGTGTTCTCAAGTTAATAGGTTTGTCTTTAAAGAAGACAGCATAAATTGCATCTGCTCCAAGAACCTCCTCTGACTTGTAAGTAGTTGGATCTGTATGTGTTAGTATTACTGTTGGTTTAGGTCTGCTCATAGTTTATCCTCTAACAGTATTTATCATCTTAATACCGTTAAAACTATTTATAACCTAACCATATACGGAACTTAACCATTCTGAATGATGTTGTGCTTGATCTACTGCCTTTTGCATATCATGTTTACCACAAAACTTCATAAAATGTATACCAACACCACTTTTTGGAGGTACTTGTACTGCTTCTGC